CTACCTTTAGATTTAAATAATCTTTAGGCATGTTTTCTTGGGTAGGAACCTCGCGACTTTAGTCGTGAGAGGATGTCAGACGGTATATGAAAAAGTATACTATGATGGTACACAACAAGAATTAGAAAAACAATTAAATGGGATTAGTACTATTCCATTTTTACAACAAAAAAAATTACAAAATAGTTATAGAACTATTTATTTACATCCAAGAGTTATCACTTCTGTTGAAGTAGATGATTATATTAAAAGAGAGTCAACAGAAAATAATAAAGTTATTGATTTTGAATCTTATAAAAAACAAGAAAAAATAAATAATCCCTTTGAAAAACTACCAAAAGAAGAATTAACATTTATTACAAAAAAATGCCAAGAAGTAATGAGTAGTGCACGTAATGATTTTGAAGAAGAAAAATCCATACAAATTAGTGAAATGTTATTAACATTCTTTTTAGCTCATCATTCTTTTACGACAGAAGATAAAGAAGAAGAATTAAAAAGCATTTTTAAAGAACGCTTTGAAGCATTTAAAGAAGGATTATTAGAAAATAAATTTTTAACAGAAGAACAGATTAAAGACTTATATATTAATACTGTTTTATCTATGCCACAATTTATTTCTTTGGACGAACTTACTAAAGAAGAAGAAATGGAAATCTTCGTTCAAATCTTTTTCTTATCTATGCATTTAGTTGCTTGGATTACAACATTAACTGAAGAAGAAAGTTTAGAAGCCATTAAAGAAGAAAATCATTTAATGAACTCTATTAATTTTATTGCTTTTATTAATGGTGAAGTTATTAAGAAAAAAGAAGCTAATAAATAATATATATACAAAAGCCCCCGATAATAAAATATCGGGGGTTTTAATTTATATATTATTCTTTGTAAAATCCAAATAAAAGAATTGGAATCATTTTATTTTTAAATAAAGTAAATCCGTCTTCTTGATTACATGGACGTTCATAATCTAATACATTTTTAATTTGTCCTAATTTGTCATCAATATTTTTAATAGATTGAATTTCTTTAAGAAAATTAATATACATTTCAGAATATGTAAGAATTTCATCTGTCACATTAGCTTTTGTTCTAACATAAAAACTTCCGTTAGATGCATAACGATAATTATGTTTTTCTAGTAGAAAATTATCTGTTCTATATTTAGTATACATATCTACGATATATACCAATGTATCTGGAAATTGAATAGGATTATGTTTATCTTGATGAGCGAATAAATAAATTACTGCATCATCTACATTTAATTTTTTCATATTAACCTGCCTTTTTAAAACCACAACGACCACGAGTTCTACCGCCTCGGTTTACGCATGTTCGTAAGCATAACTTACATGGACTATTATATGGTGGTTCACACCAGAAACATTGTGGTGAAGTTTCAACCCACATTTGTTTTCTCATACCTATTTTATTAGGTAGTTCTTTCCATTTTTTCATAGTTTAATTCCTAAAATTTTGGCTCGTTTTAACCATTCACCTTCGTGATTATTAGATTCTTTATTTCGACAACCTTCACAAGCATGTAAAAATTCATGAACTAATGTATCATACAATCCTTTCGGATTATATAAATACGATTCAGAAATTTCTATTAATGCATTATCTCTATCGAAAATACATTGACCCCATAAAGAATTATCTTCTGTAATATCTAATAATATATTATCTGGCACATCATTAAACGCTTGCTTAATATAATTATAAGCTCCGATGGCAATTTCATATACAAAAGGAACTTGTTGAGCTCTATCCGTTAAGAAAATCATAATATACTTAAACCAATCAACATAATAATTAAAATAGATAATCTATATATACTATCTAAAATAATACATACCAGTATAAAAAATAATATATATTTACATAGATTCATATTATTGTATCCAGAAGACATAATAATATAAACACAATAAGAATATAGCCTGTAGAATGCAATTAATTAACAATACAGTAAAAAATCTTTTATTACGTCGTTGAATTGTATTCCAATGTTTATACCGCTTTATATTTAAATCGACTTCATTGTCTAATAATTTTTGAACTCTACCAACTCTAATATAGCTTTCTTTTTTTGCATCGTCTAAAGATTGTTGCGTTTTTGTATCTAAATTTTCTAATCCTCTAGTTAGCATAGCTATAGATTCATTAAGTTGTTTGATATCTATACCTACTTGATGCATAGTATCTGTTAAAGAATCCATGTGAAGTTCTGTCATCGGTAACAAACTTGTCACATTCATATCTTTACGTTTGTTCATTCTTCCTCCAAAAAAAATAAAGTAGGAACTCAAAGCGGCTCCTACTTTATTATAGCAGAAAATTATTTAAAAGGCCAGATACGGTTTGCAATCATACATACTCTAGGGTTCGTGTCTCTTTGTATCCCAGCACATTTATATCCTATATAACAAGTAAATTCAAACTCTTTTTTAAATAGATTTGAATACCATGTACGGTCTACTTTAATAGAAAAAATGTCTGTCCCTGGGACATAACCCATAGAGAAATCTCGTTCTTGTAATTCGCAGATATATTCTTGAGGTTTTACTTTTCTACCGAAAATATAATATGCAAAACCATAAGAACAATTACGATATAACCAAGCACAACGACAAACATATCGTTGAATTAATTCCCATGCAGTAAAATTATCATTAATGATATCTACATAACCAGGAATCACAATATCATCTTCTTTATATTCAAGATGATACTTGTAGTGTTTATTAAAATCGTATCTAAATAGTTTAGGCACATGACCTTCAGAAATCATCCAATCAATATCTAAACAATTATCGTAAGTTTGCCATAATTTAAATATTGTAGGAAGATTACCATATTTATCTGCGAATAAGACTACAAACCAATTAGTCAAATAGCATAATACCATACATGTCATATTCAATATCATTCGAATAAGCCATGTAAAAGTAACATGCCGACAAAAGAATTTAAACATGTTTAAAACCATTAAAAAATCTCCGTTCATGAATAAGAAAAATCTCCTGCAACTATTTATATTACAGGAGATTTCTTATTTATTACAGCATTTTATTTATACTTCTGACTTTAAAAGCATCGCCATCTTTATAACCAGTGATTTCAAATTGTAATCCTACTTGAGCCATTTGTTGACCAGACATAGCAATTAAATTTAAATATTGTGGAGCAAAGATTAATGCTTCAAACTCACAACCTTCATGATATAAAGTTGCGAATAACATTAATTTGCCATTCTTTTGAACATGTTCTCTACGTTTCACTAATGTAACTGGAATCGTAATAGTTTCTTTGTCTTTTAATTCTTCTAACCATGTATGATAGGTAACATGATTATTTAAAGCTTCTTCTTCGAATTTAATAATTAATTCTTCGGTATCTTCATCATATACTTCATATTCAGAATCACCTCTAGCTTCATGGAATTGTTTTAATAATTCTGTTCTGCTTAGATTAAATTCTTTTAATGCACCAGCTTTAATTAAATTAGCACCGACAGATTTATTGAAATTCTTTTTAGGGATACGTTTCATCATATCTTCTAAAGAACTAAATGGACGTAATTCCAAAATTTTTTCTAAAGATGCATCGGATACTTTGGCTACAGCTTGTAAGCCATATAAAATTTCATTAGTATCTGGTAATGGAGTAAAGTCTTTACCAGATACATTAATATCAGGAGTACGTAATGTAATTCCTAATTTTTTAAGAACAGGAATATATTCTGCCATTTTTTCTTTTTTACCTTCACAAGAAGATAAACAAGCAGCCAAATATTCTACTGGATAATGTTTCTTTAAGAACATAGTTAATACAGAAACATATGAATAGGCAGCAGCATGACTTTTGTTAAACATTTGTTATATATAAGCTCTTTATCTCATATTCTCGTTACTGTTATTCACGAGTATCGGACTATCTCTTCACCTTTAACTTAATAATAAGGTGTGGGATGTTCGTGTCAGGATTATTGTTTTAGCTACTCACCTGTTAGTCTCTACACCTGCTAAAATCATTAATGCTAAGATTTTAGATTGGCACGGTATTGACTGCTATCCATTTTATAATGGACCGTAGTGTCTCTTACGAAGTGTATTTGCCTATGAATAAAGATTATAATTGTCATATAATCAGTCTTATTTAACTTCTACCGTTAGCTAGTAATTAAATTACTAACACCCTTTAAAGGTTTATCCCATTTTTCATTATTGGATTTCTCCATTAATGCGCCCTATAATATCATCAAATTTTTTCTTTTTTCTGGATAAAAAATATTTAGAATCTTTATAGAAATAATCATAAAAGAATTTTGTATCTTTTTTACTATGACATTTTAAATAAACCATATAATCTGTTTTAGATTGGTCAATAATAAAATGAACATCATCAAATAAACATAAAAAGAAATTAATTAAATTTTTATTAATAATAAAATTTATTGCACCAGAATAATACACATTGTTTTTATAATGTGATTTTGCTAAAGATACACTTCCATCTCCATCAAAATATCCTCTTATAAAATGTCTTAACAATTCATCATTCAGTTGCGGAAAACTTTTATAAAGTTCTTTTTTTGATAATCCATAATTTCTTAAAGTAGTTGCCATATGTTTTGAAGAAAAATTAATAACAATTTGATTTTGAGCATTATCAAATGTTCCGACACCAGGTTCAGATACCCTTAATTTGCCAGTATATTTTATTGATTTTTTTAATAGCTCAACAGATTCAGCATCTTCTTCTTTTTGAGAAAATACTATATTATTATATTTTTCATTTCCTACAAAACCATCTGCAAATAAATATCCTAATAAATAAGCCTTTAATTCACAATCAATATTATCAAAAAAAGATTCATTTACTGTATATCTATTTTTTTTATGACTATCAATATTAAATTCTTTAAATAAATTTCCCATTGTTCTTTTTGTTAACTTAAATTTTTTGCTAATTTCTTCTACATTTATATGTGGATTATCATAATAATATTCAATAATCTCTAATTTTTCATCTAAAAATAATTCTTTTTCGTTTCTATATCCAGGAAGTCTTTGCATTTATTATACCTCACTAATAATCAAAAATATTCTATATATAAATTATAATATAAAATATTTTATTTGTAAAGCATTTAATAAATGTCATTATAATATTATACAATTAAGCGTAGCTAGCGAACCCTTCAATAGTTTCAAAATATTTTAATACTTCTTCTTCTGTATATCCATTTACTAATGCTCCAGGAATTTCAGGGCCATATTTTCCTTTAGGGTCATACCAAGGAGCTTTATCATCTTGTTCCCAACCTTCTGGTCCTTCACAATTCTTCTTACCATATATATGACAACGAATCATCATTGGAAATAATTCTCGTCTTTTTTTGGCCGTAATTTTTCTCGTTATACTATCAGCTTGACTATCATCAAAGCCAGCAATTCGCTTACTTACAGCCATAAGCTGTTCTTGATATATAAGACATCCGAATGTTGGGTCTAAAATATCTTCGCAACCACTAATGGCATAATGAATTTTATTTTCATTTTTACCAGCAGCATAATCATCATCTACATGAGAACTAAGTGGCCCTGGCCTCCCAATGCTAGTAATCGCAACAACGTCATTAAATTTAGTTGGCTTAATTTTATCGATTAAACCTTTCATCATGTCAGAAGATAACTGAAATACTGTATCTGAATTTCCATGATATAAATCTTTATATAGATTTTCATCGTTTATATCAACAATATTATATAAATCTTCAATACTTAAATCTGAATTGATATAATTCAGCGTCTTAACAATAATATTAATATTATTTAAACCTAAAATATCAAATTTAATGTGTCTTAACTCTTCAAGTTGTGGGCCGTCATAATATGTTACGACAATATCCTTACCATCTCTATCTGTTGTATGAACAGGTACCCAATCTGTAATAGGAGTTGGAGTTACAAGTACACCAGAAGCATGTACACCAGTACCGCGGAGTAAACCTTCAAAACGTCTAGCTAATCTAAATACTTCTTCATAACGAGCTTCAATTTTTTTAAAAGCAGTATAATCATCTGGAGCATCATCTTTTAAAGCTTCAAACTTTTTGAAAGATAAAGAAATCTCTTTTGGCATAATTGCTTGCAATTCTTTAGTAACTTTATTGCCTTCAGTAGCAGGATAACCTAATGCTCTCATAATATCTTTAATAGCTACTTTCATAGCCATAGTAGAATATGTTCCTATAGCAGAAACTTTATCTTCGCCATAATATTCCTCTAAATGTTTTAATGGAGGAATAACATCTGCGAAATCTGTATCAATCGTTTATACCCTAGCTTTCGCTATATTTAAAAGGGACTAGACCATATCTTCACCATATTTTTATTTTAAAAATAAAAACTTAGGTTGCCCCACTTCGAATATATTTTAATATATTCTACGTTCCCTTGAACTGGTCGTTGAACGTTCTTGTATTTACATACAAGCTTCGCTGCTGATTATCTAATACATTTTATTTTTAAACATTCACGCCTACTTTTATTTCAAAATTACGTTGTAGTTAAAATGTCTCTAAAGATGTTCCAGCAATTCGAGGCTCTTTAATCTTTACATTTCTATAAAGAACGACTATTAAATAATCTGGAGGTGATTTTCTATCTTCTGTTAAAAATCTACCAAATAATAATTGATTTTGAATTGGGTCAATATTTTTTGTTACACCAATACAATGCAAAACAAGGCTGCCTCCTGAACTTCCCCTTGCGGGGCCAGTAGGACAACCATTCTTATTTGACCATGTAATATATTCTTCTACAACAAGAAAATAAGGAGCGTATCCTTTTTTATTAATAACATTCAATTCAAACCGAAGTCTGTCTTCATATTCTTTTTGATTATACCCTGGATGTTTTTTAAGATATTCATATAAACCAGAGAAGGCTTTTTTCTCTAATGCTTCTTCTGGGGTCATATTACCAATATTTACTTCAGGAAATAAATCATGGTCAGGAGCTAACCCATATACTTCTACTTTATTAGCAATTTCTTGTGTAGTATCACAAGCTTTATACATTGCTTCTAAATATCCTTGTTTATTTCGTTCTTGCTCATACATTGTATCAGCTTGTTCTTTAAAAGCTTGTTTCATTTCTTCTTCAGAACGAATATGAAGTCCCCAAGGATATTTCATTTGTGTGCGGTTTTCATCATGTTTTTCCATACGAAGACCTACACAAATTAAAGTATCATGGTCATCCCAGTCATCAGCTAATGTCCAGTGGACATCATTGGTAGCTGTAATTTTAATATTATGATTTTTACTATATGTATAATAATATCGATTGATTTTATTTTGTTCAGGGTCATTAAATGGCTGAACTTCAAGATAAAAATCATCGCCGAAAGTTTCTGTCATAAATGTAAGATATCTGTCGGCTTCATCGTAATTATCTTGACGAATCATCTTAGCAGCATAGCCAGACATACAAGCTGTTAAACAAATAACGCCTTCATGATATTTTTTTAATAAAGTATTATCACAATGATGACGACCATTGAACCTACCATGTTTAGCAGCCTCAGATTGAATCTTAATTAAATTATGGTACCCTATTTCATTCTTGGCTAACAAAATAATATGATACCCATAATTATCATACATATACGGTGCAATAATTTCGTTAATCGCTTTTTGTGTAACACCTTTAGTTCCTTTTTTAGGAACAGTAATACCAGCAGCTTTTGCTCGTTTAGTAGCATCTTCTTTACGTGCTTCAATTGGCTTCATAATTTCTTTCATGTCATGAGTCCAATATAATTCAACGCCTAAGATAGGTTTAATTCCGTTTGCTTCACATTCTTTTTTAAATGCAATGACACCACCCATATGATTATGGTCAGTAATAGCACAGGAATTCATACCTAATTCTTTTAAACGAGCTACTGCTTTTTTAACAGGATTAAATCCGTCTAAAAACGAATAATCTGTATGAAAATGTAAATGTGTGAAACTCATTAATTAATCTCGTCTAACAAAAAAATAACATCAGAATTTTTTAGTCCTAATGTTTTAGCACTAAAACTAGCTTCATCTAATTTACCATATAAATTTAAAGTATCAGGATATCCTAATTCTTTATATTTAGATAACATATTCCAACCAACAGCATATTTCTTATCTGTTAATTTAAAAACTAAATGTTCTTTATTTTTAAATGGTGTAGAATATTCTACTGATTGATTTTTAAAAGCTAGTACAGGATAATCACCTAAATATGGAAATGCATTTAATTCTTTTAAATTTTTACTATTAATATCGTCTGGAGACATAATATAATCTGGCTCAAATTTAATTTCTTCTTGAACTAATTGACCAGATTCTTTCATTTCTTCTAGCGTCTCTTTAATACATTGTTTTAGTTCTTCAAAACAAGATGGTATTAATGTAGCACCACAAGCAAATGAATGCCCCATAGCTGCTATAGCATAACCCTTAGACGCAGCAATATTAATTAAAGTCTTAATATCCAAATTGAATCCTCGACAAGAAGCAGAAGCAATATCTTCTTCTTTATCTTCTGTATATACTAAAGCTGGTTTCTGAAATGTTTCAGCTAATTTACCAGCAATAATACCTGCAATTCCATGAGGATATTTTTCGCAATTGAATAAACAAATTGGGTCTGTTATAAATTCTTTATGTTCTAATGCTTCTTTAATCGCTTTATCTGTAATCTTCTTACGTTCATTATCCATACGAGCAATATCGATAACTTTATCCTCAAGTTCATCTTTATTATCTGGATTTTGTAAAAAGAAAATATCTGTCGCGAGTTCTGTATTTCCTAATCGAGATGCAGAATTTAATTTTGGTCCGATAGACCAAGCAATTATTTTAGAAGTAAAGTTTTTGATATCGAAAACTTCACTAAACATATTCATAACAGGAACTTCTTTGTTATTTATTTTGTCTAAGGCCATCTTAACGATAGCTCTATTTTCAATATGTGGTGGCATTACATCAGTAATTAAACCGATACCGACATATGGAATATAATTATTACAAACATTATATTCCGTACCAGTTAGCTCTTCTAACATATGTTCAATCAATAAACATGTTTTCCAAGCTACAGCAGCACCACACAAATGAGTACCAGCTTTTTCATCTATCCAAGGGTCTGTTTGCAAATCTCCTGGCAACTCTTTACTAGCTGGTAAATGATGGTCTGTAATAATAACTGGTACATTATGTTGTTGCAATAATTCACTTGCTTCATACGCAGTAATCCCATTATCTACGGTAATCACTACTGGCTCTTGGTCTAGCATTTGTTCAATTACTTTTTCAGCAAATGCAACAGATAAGCCATATCCTTCATCTCGTTCTGGATAATATGGATATGTATTCAATCCAAGTTCTCCTAAACAAGAAGTCATAATATAACCAGATGTCATGCCATCTACATCATAATCCGCAAAAATAATAAATGGTCTTTGCGGATTTTCTTGAAAGAACTTAATAATTTCTGACGCTACTTGTTTCATTCCATATATATCTTCTGGATTTTCAAGTAACAATAATGGTTCACTAAATAATAATTTAGCATCTTGTAAAGAAATATTTCTTTTCATTAAAATGGACGCCATTATATCAGAAATACCAAGTTCTTTTTTATATAATTCTATGTTATCTATGCTAACACCGTCCTTTCCTCGTATAAAATTATACCATATTATACAAGGCAAAGATAGATTACTTACACTAATTCACCACTTCCATGGTAAGTTAGCTTCTTCTTCCTCTGTCATTGGATTCCAAATCCAGTATATCCAATTTAAACAATATAATACGATTAAGATTGGTACGAATACTGTAACTGCAAAACAAATACAGAGAATAAGACATAATAAAATAACTAGTAATGTTTTTAATAACTTCATATATATTTTCCTTAACGTAAAAAGCGGACACATATTGTGCCCGCTCATTTTCTTAATGTCTATATTTATCACTATCATTATCGATATAAATGTAAATCAAAATTAAGACAGTTAAGCAAAATAAATAATCAGCTAAATTCATGAAAACATTCCTTTACTAACTAATTAAATTATTTATCTTGCTTATTATTACTATCATATTCATACATATATAGTAATGTATTTTCATCTTCAAAACCATGGCATTGAAAACCAAATTTTTCGGCCGTCTTAATAGAAGCTTCATTATTGATTTCGATGCTATCTATTACATGAAAATTAGTATATCTATTTTTTAATTCTTCTATTGCTTTTTTATACAATGAAATACTTAAATAATTGCCTCGATATTGCTTATCTACGAATACGACACAATAAAAATTATTTCTTTCTATTACATTAATATCTAAAAAAGCAATAGGTGTATTATCTTTAATTGCAAATACGGTAAATAATGAACTATATTTAGGAATATTATCATTAGAAATTCTATCTAAATCTAATTGGTCAGCATTAGCAAAGATGTCATATTTATATTTTAATTCTTTTTCTTTATCATGTTCGATAAAAATTTTGTCTACATTCTGAATCTGATTTGTAGTTTTTATTTTTATCTCACTTTCTTATATGTAATAATTTGATACTCTACAACTGTCTGTAAAACGTCTGGAGTTGTACTTAGAATTCTAGTTGATTCAATCATTTTTCTACTAGATACAAGATATCCTTTATGTTCCATATCTCTAATAGACTCATTAACAAAAGAGTCTGTTTCTTTATCCATATCGTATTTAACAGTAATTTCAACAGCATTATTAGATTTATTAATAATATCAGTATTACGAGTATCTACTACTTCACTAAATGGACTTTTATATACAGTAGGGCTAGGAGTATCCTGACCGCAACCAGAAAAGAAAGTTACGGCAGCCAAACAAACAAATAGAATTAAAATATATTTAATGATATTCTTCATGGCTACCATCCTGATTTAACAAAATAATTTTATTGTATAAACGACTTTGCTGAACATCAATAACACGTTGGTTAGGAGACCCTTTAAGCCATAATGTAATATCACGGTGAGCTAAATCAAATTTGCCGTCAATTAATATATCTATGTTTCTCAAAATAGAATGAGTAGATGCATCTGTTCTAGCCAATAATTCTTCATATGTATAACCCGTCCATAAAAATATTTTTATATCTGGTAATTGTTCACTTACTGCTTTTACAAGATTATTAACGATAAGCAAATTATTTTTATACATAGGTTCGCCACCAAGAATAGATAAATTTCTTTTAATTCCATTCTTCGTCAATAATTCAATAATATGCTTCACATAATTTTCTGGAAGTAACATACCCCCATCTTCTGGCCAAGTATCAGGATTATGGCATCCACGACACCTATGTTCAATGGCAACAGCCTTGGGTCCAAAAAGACACGGTAATACCAATACCGTCCACTGTATCATTTGATTTAATTCCAGCATATCGTAAAGACTGTTTCATAGTATACCACCCCCTTTTTTTATTTTTTAATATTTTTTAAAAATTCATTATATGAACATATTTTTAAAAATCCACCAGGGAAATCATATCCATTATCTAAATTTCTTCTTACTGTTGTTCTTTTTAAATTATGTTCTAAACAAAAAAGTTTTAAATTATTATAATAATGTTTTTTATTATTTAAATCAATATGACAAAAACAAACACCCTTTCTTTTATTGGATGCCTGTTCTGACATTGTTGCCCAACAAATATTTCCTTTTATATAACCTTTATTAACATCAATTCTTTCTAATGTAGTATTTTTTAATCCTTTTTCTTCAATATGTTCTAAAAAAGATGAAAAATAATTATCATAAAAATCAATAAAGAAATCAAAATCTGTTGTTAAGCCTCTACCGCCATAAATATCATAATGATTTGTTGTTGGTAAGTAAATTCTATTTTTCATTGACTTCCATTTATTATAAAATGGTTCAAAAAATTCTTGTTCTCTATCTATTAAAAAAGAACAATTTTTGTGACTAAGCGCAGCTCCATTAATAGTGCCTTGTGGAATCTCTCTTGTTCTGCCGCAAACTTTACATTGTAACAAAACACCTTTTACTTTTCTTCCATTTGGATATATATAATCATTTACATAACCGACAACTTTAAAATCGCCATAATTATTTTTTAACATAGATTTTCCCTTTTAATCCACAGAAAGATACAGTAATACCAACTCCATCTACTGTGTCATTTGGTTTAATTCCAGCATATCGTAAATTAGCTGGCATATTGTCACTTACTTTTCTTCAAAAACTGTTTTGATATATTCTTTCAATGTATTAAGTTCTTCAACAGCTTCATCTTTATAAGAACAATACTCGACATAATCATACAAGTTGCTAATACATACTTCAATATCATATTGAAGCTTTTCTTTATTATTCAGCATCATATTTACTAATCCTTTTGACTAAGCATTCACGATAGTCAATCATAAGAGATAATTGTTTACATAGTAAATAATAATCTTCATGATGTTTATTTTTATCTAGGAAACTAATTAGATTATTAATTCTAATATCTAAGTTTCTAAATTCTTCTAATACATTTTCCTTCCACTGTTCCATAGTTAAAAAATCCTTTCTATTGTTTACTTTCAAAAGCTTGTTTAGCTTCAATAATATTATTAAAACAACCTTTTTCTTTTAAGAAATTAATAAATTCAACATCTTCTAATTGTTTATCAGCTAAACGCTTTCCGATTTTAATATCTTCCATTGTATTGCGTCTGTATTTCCATAATAAATAATAGTCTGTTTTTTTCTTATACATTGTACCATTATTATCTGTTAATACATAGCCTTCAATATTATCCTTTTTCATAATAGCATCAGTACATTGTTTCATTTCTTCTGGCGTATTACAAATATGTTTTTCGACTAAACGCAAAGAATCAGTTTCATCATCTAATTTATATTCTTTTTCTACGAATTTATATAACATTTCAGAAAAACCTAAATCGATATTCTTTCCTTTTAAATGTAAATGATTAGGGACAAAATCTAATAAAAATAATTTAGGTTCTTTATTATAGTCTACGATATGAACATCATCTGGATGACATACTTCAAAAATAGCACTCGCATTATATTTTTGACATAGCTGAACAATTAAAGATTGATTATGCCAAGAATTTAGATTCCACACATCTCTAAATAATTTAGCATGGTCTCCTTCTGTGGTAGATTTACTAGCGAGAACTAGTTGATTAGTTCTGGTATCCCAAGATAAAATACCCAAGAAGCCATTTTCTTTTTTAGCAATTCTAACTGGATATACTAAAGATTCTTTTTCTTTTTGTTCATCACTTTGTTCACCAAAGTTAAAGAATTTATCATAGCTTCTTGCCACAACTTTACCAGATATACTATCTACAAATAAGCCACGAGCTTTAATGGTAATATCATTCCAAATTGCATGATAGAAAACATTTTTATTAAAATTCAAACTTAATAAATTGTTAGGTAATTTTTTTGCAATAATATGTTTACTGTTAGCAATCGCATTAATTTCTTCATCTTCAGTAGCAATATAAGTACCTTTAAATTGTTTAGATAATTCATTTTCATGAATTAAATACTCTTTATCATATACATCATTTCTGATTTGACAGATATCGTTGTCTTCTTCATTTAATAGTAAATATTTTAAGAAGCCGCCAAATTCTACTTGACCTTCTAATGATTTAGAATGTTCAGATGTTTTTGCACTTCTATGACCAAATACTTGAATTGGATAATGATTAGAAGGAAACGCTCTTGATTCATACGCAGATGTTACGTCAAAGTCATAGCTACCATGGCCACTAATATATTGCCATGTAGCCATATGATGTTTTGGCAAACAAGCTAAACCAGCATGCGTTACAATATATTCTTTACCTAAGAATTTAAAGAAATAAGCAGGTAGCATTTTACGATATAAAACACGAAGTTTCTTTTTTAAATCTTTATCGCTATTATATTTACCTTGCCACTGTTTTAATGTAGTTTCCTTGAAACGAATCATACCATTATCAGTACGTTCAGTATCTCTATCATGAGCCCAATCTACCCAATGTGCTTCATGGTTACCTTCAAGCAATACTACATTTTTTTGTTCGGCAATATCAAATAACGTATCAAGAACTTCTAAATTTTCGATGCCGCGGTCAAAATAATCACCGACGAAAATATAAAGATTTTTTTCATCTTTAATATTTAATTCGTCATCTTGATTAATTAATTTTTGTAATACCGTATTACAGCCGTGAATATCGCCAACGACAATAACTTGTTCATATGTATCAGACATATCTTTTATTAAATTATTAAAATCATCTCGAAACGCCAATGTATTTAATTTAACAAAATCTTTTGGTAAATTATTTTGTTCCCAAGTAGTATACATTTTACGAATTACATTTTCAGGAACTTGATGCAATTCATCACGATATTGATTTCTGTCAATATATGTTTGAACGTTTTCACGGTCTGGCTCCCAATAAAATAATCTATATTTATATTGTTTAGCAAGTTCACGATAACGATTAATTTGTTTTGTATGAAATTTACTAGAACTACAATGTGTTGCATCAATAATGGTAGGAGAACCAGTCTTCATACGATTCACAAGCATTGTATCTAATAATTCAAATACTAAAGCATTATCTTGTTGACTAATGCTATACGTGGAATTTTCAGTTACTTCAGGTGCCCGTAACATTAAGCGAATTGTATCTGGGCTTAATGTATAATTTTCAAGTCCAGCTTCTTTAATAGCTGTACTTTTACCAGAACCTGGGCATCCCCTCATAATAATTAAATCTCTCATATATGTACTCCTCTATAATTTTTCAAAGAAGATATCACCTATATTATCATCATAATAAGAATACTCTTCTTCTATAAGTTTACCATCGACAATAGTAACTTTTTCTACAATACCTTCGTTCCAGTCAGCACAAGATATTTTGAAACCTAGCATATATTTTTTAGCAATATTTAAAAATGCATCTGTATCTATACCATATCTAAAATCCATATTCATTTGCATCCAGCAAATATTTTTACTTTCATCATAATAAATATTAATTTGATAATGAGAAGATGGGCCAAACGCATCACCGATATTTTTAATATCGAATGTATGCTTTTCATTAGCATTTTCTGCTTTTTTTGTACGTTCAATAGTAATTAATCCGTATTCTTCGCTTAAATAATAATTAGGTAACGATTCCAATTTAATATCATTATCGAACTTAGTTACAGTGTCATCATAAAAATTATCTTTAACAAAATGAGACATGGCTTCTAATGAACCACGAATAATGATTTGTCCTTTATACCAATCTGCCATTTTTATTCCTCATGCAACTTAACATACAACATCATATGCAAAGCTTTTTCTAAATTCTTATGTCGAAATTTATAAATGCTAAATGGCTTATATCCATTTCTTGTTATATAAATCATTGTTTTTATTTTTTTATTTCTAAGAACTTCAATAGAAGCTCTAGGTAAACAATAATTAATATAATAGTCAGAACAGCATTTATAATCTCTTTCGTAGTTTTGATTTCTGAGTTTAGTAATCATAATTTTGTATATAAAATAACAATATTAACTAATAAAAAGAAAAGCACCAATGCTTTTGAAGATATACTAATTAATAACAAAATCCGTGTCTTAATATCTTCAGCTTTTTGAAGCTTCTCAAAATCAATATTTATATAAATAGTTAATAGCATCTCCATGCAAATCATAAACATAATAGTTAATACGGAAATAATCGGTGGATTAATGCTGATATCATATAACATAATTATTTTAATCCTTTAATAATTTCATCTGTAGTATCTTTAGTATATGCAACATTTAATGCTTTATTGTAAATGTCAACATATGTTTCTTCTTTGTCTCCATTATGAGTTACTTCTACATATTCGTCAATACCAATACATCCTACTAATGCTTTCCAATTTTGCAATGTTTTACAATACCAAACGACAAACATATTATCTTCATTAATTTTACTAGATACTTCTTCTGGTTCTAACATATATCCATAATTATGTGTTAAAGCAGACATAGCTAATGTAATAGCTACTTTTTGATTTTGTTCATGACTTGTCATATTTATTCCCTTTCTATTTAATTTTAACTGATGTATCAGATTCGAACCAATAAGAATCAATATCTACATAATCAGGATATGTAGTTACTATATATAGACTATCTAACACATCATAATATTTGTAAATAAAAACATAATTTCCTGTTTCATTTTCATAACTATGTATTTCTTTTAAGAACTTTTTATTAAAGAGATGAATATGGTCTTTTAAAGCACGTTCAACTCTTTCTTTTTCAAACTCATAAATCATATTTTCCTCTTTTATACATTATCTAATTTGTAAAATGCATATAATTCAGATATAGAATTAATAGCTACCATTATGGCTTGCAATATAATAGCTGTATTTATATCTAAATGATTTCCTATGGCTACACCTATCATTCCACCAATTAATGAACCAAATAAACAACATGATTTATTTAAACTATTAAAAGATGTTAACTCATCTCTATGAATCGTATTATTAATACTATCTAATAACATAACACCCCAGATAGCAGCCAGTGTACCATTTGAAATAGCTATACCAATAAATCTAATTGTTGGGTCATCAACTGAAAATAATACAATCGCTGCATATATTATAGCATCTAATAACCCAATTATGGGAGCATATTTTTTAAATAATTTTCTAAAAGAATTTTTACTTAAAAAACTATTAATTGTGCCAGCTAATCCAGCATCTAATAAATTTGCAATACTTAATGTACTGGCATTTACTAAACTCATAAAATATATTTGTACTGTAGGAGTAGTAAAGCCAAATATAATATTCTGAATCGTAGCAATTATAATAATAATCGCTTTAACTTTAGTTAACATTTATTTTCTATTTTTTCTAATTTTAGTTGAAGGTTCATCGATATATGCCCAACAATTTAATTTTTCAATTGGCATATTAAATAAAGTTTCGTCACTTTCACTTATAACAGTTACTCCACTATCTTCATCTAGCATACGTAGTCTTCCAACATAATATTCGTATTCGTCAAACTGCACTACTATTAGTTTATCAAATAAAGGGAGAACTTCTGAAAATTTTTTCCATTTAAACTTCATTTATTCAACCTTTCCATTTACAACAGAATAACCATATTCATAATAATAATTTTCAATATCGACTGACCCGCCAGGATGTACATTCACTACATATAAATAATTAACGTCGTCATTATAATTAAAAATAAAAATACGATTATTAAAATCTTTTTCATTATAAGCAATTTCTGTTAAACAATCTTCATCAAAATTAGAAATATCTTTTTTAATAGCTTCTATTGCTTGTTTTTGATAATAATCATGAATAAACATATTAAATACCTCAATATAAAAAAGCCTCTCTAAAAAAGAGAGGCTATTAATTAATTATTTAGATTCTATTTTAGCAAGTAGTTCATTATATTTAGCTTCTATTTCAGTTAAACGTTGTTCAAGATTTTTGACTTTAGTATCTGTCGCAACTTGTTTATTAGAATGTTTACCGAATTTAAATGTTGCTCCACCATTAACCATATTATTGTTAGTACCTAAAGTAGTACCTAAGCTCAATAAAATATTTTCGTTTGGTTGATAAAATGCACCAATAGCTGTAGCCGTTTTATTTTTATAGTTACCAAAACCGACAGCAAATTGCCATTTATCATCTTTATTAAATTCTAATGGATGCAAAGCACTTAATGCCGCAGACGCAGCACCTACTTTAGCTACTTCAGAATCTGTATAAGATTTAGCTCCATCCATAGCAATATTGCTAATATTAGTAATTTTATTTTCTACTTCTTTAAGTTGAGAAACATTAACAGCATCAGTTAATTCAGTACCAGCTTTTACATTATGTAATTGACGGTCACCGAAACTAATATTTTCTTTAGTGATTTCAATAGGGTCACTGTTATTATCTGCTAAGCGAATACCTTTAAGAGAATAATGAGCAGATTCTTGTTTAGCAGTATCACCGAAATGCAAATAAGAACTTTGTAGGCCACTATATCGATTGCCATCAACGGCATTAAAACCATCTTTATTCATACTAGCTGTTCTTTCATTGCCAAATGGGTCAGTGCCCGTAGCTTGTACATGAGTAGAAGTAATGTCAATATGATGATTGTCATTTTCATCTTCACTAGTAATCTTAGCAGAATGAATATTAATATTATTATTTAAAGAAACAGCATATTTATTTGTTTTAGTAAATGTACCATCATAATTTGGCGTCATAATATTAACTACATCAATATTATTGTCGCCAGAAGAAATAATTGTATGTTTTTTAGCTTCTTCCATAGCATCGTTAACTTTTGTACGATTATTTTCTACTTCAGTAATTACTGCATGTAATTGACTACCATTAATGGCATCTGTAGATTCTTCATTAATACGACCAGCAGCTAAACCAGTAATTGTGCGTTCACCATTATCACCACGAGCACCGATACCTACTGTACCATGTGCAATGCCACCAGCAAATATATACGTTTTACCATTAATTTCAGCAGATTCAGTAGATTCTACATCATAAGTAAAAGTATCATAACCTAATGCTACACTATTAGGAGCGGCTACTTTAGAATTAGCACCAATACCTACAGAGCGGTCAGCACCTTGAATTATGCTACCACCAATAGCAATTGATTCGCTTGAATTTTCAAAAAGATTACCATTACCAATAGCAACAATATTTTTTCCGGTAAGTTCACCACTATAATATTTATTTACTGTATTATTTGTACCAATAATTACACCATTAGATAAGCTATCTTGAACGGTATTATTAGCGCCAATATTAATAGAATCATCGCCTAATGCCTCTACATTTTTACCAATTGCGATAGCATTGTTACCAAAAGCATGTGCTTCTTCACCGAAGGCAAAAGAGTTTTGACCTTGTACTTTTACTTTTTTACCACCAGCAAAAGAATTATCACTATTAAAATCAATGGCATTATTATAACCAAATACTGCTGTATTGCTAGAATGACTAGCATTATAAATACCGCCAGCAATAGAGTTATTAGCATTTGTAATTGTATTGTGGCTACCAGCTACAACAGAATTTTCTGAATTATTATTGTTACTAATACCGAATGTGGCACTATTATGTGCATCAAGTTGAACTGTATTATTTTCGCCACCAGCAATAATGCCGCTTAAATGACCTTGTGCTTGCGTAACATTTGTATCATGACCATAAATAACACTGTTTTTAACTGACTCAGCTACTGGATATTGACCAGTATGATAATCATGAGTTGTTACATCTGTCGCCATAGCTGTACTACCAATGCAAGAAATAATCATAGCTGTTAACATAAATTTATTTGTTTTCATTATACACTTAACCTCTTCTTATTATTTAATTCCATAATATTCTAATAATTGTTTTACAGAAAAAGACTTTAATTCAATCTCATTTTCTTTTAAAATATCTCTCACTAATTGTTCATCAAATTTAGCATCTTCTCCATGCTGACCTTTAGCTATTTCTAAGAAATACATATCTAGTAAATCGCTAAAGTTTTGATGCTTCTCTAACCATTTCTTAATTGTGTTTTTAATAGCTTTCTTTTTCTTTATATCAGATTTACTATGGTCTCTCTTATAACAAAATGCGGCAAATGCTTTTGTTTTTGTTTTATATCCATACCCTTGTGCATCATCTAATATTTCACCAGTACGAATATCAATCATAACAAATCGTTCATCATATAAAGAAGATAATTCATCGCTCCGAACAGCTTTTAAATATTTATTTTCTATTTTTTCTTCTGCCATATTAAAATCACTTCTTTATATAATTAACAAAGAAAAATAGACTTAACATTATGATACAAGGCACTTGCTATTAATGGTTGCCCCAATAAATCCTTAAATCATTATATAATTTATCTGATGGCAATTCAATATAATTAACAATATATCTTTTGCCTTCAAGATAATTAATTATTTCTTTAGGTTTATTGTCTTCTTTGGCGACAGGCACATGACATTCATAATTGCCTTGTTCAATAGCGACTTGCATATACATATTAATTTTATTTAGTAAAGTACCATATTTTTTATTAAATTTTTTTGTATTAGTTTCAGTGGATAACGCATTAGCTGTGTGAGAATCCATTATTAATTTATTATTATTTTTAATATATTTAAGCTCTTTTTGTAATATTGTTATTTCACAATTATATTGCATTCTTACATATATTAAATATACTATTCCTATAATTACAGGAACCAATAAAAGCTCAGGCATATATTCCATCATATATTCTCACCACCTTTACCACCTAATCGTTAAAATAATACGCTTACTATCTAATTCAATTTGAGCAGATTCAACAACATATCCTTTTTTCTTTAAATATTTAATTAAATCTTTTGAATATTCATTATTAAATATAGTAACTTTATATTCAAATTTACCAGTGTTAGATGCTTCTTTAATTCCTTCAATAATAGCTTCTATAGATTTTTTATGAACAATTAAAAAATACTTTTTATTATATTCTATAGCCAAATCATGGGCATCATCTGCATCTAATAAAATTAATTCTTTTTTATTATTTTTTTTTACACTATCTCTTGTAAGTACTTTATATATTAAATATAAAGTAAAGATAAAAAATAAAAAAGCAATAAATCCTACAGGATTAAAATCCATATCTTTCTTTCCTCATAATACAAAATAAAATAGTTCTTCCTATAATTAAATAAGAAGAACTATTTTAACATTATATATATTAATTATCATCTAAATGGAGAACACGAGAAGTAATTTCTTTAGTACGACCTTCATTCCAGAAGTTAGAACCCAAATAGCCGCAAGTCCTCCGCGTTACGACAAGCTTTGAATGGTCTCGGTTTCCACATTGAGGACATTCCCAATCACCATTTTTAAATTCAATTTCACCTTCGTAACCACAATTATAACAATAATCTAATTTGGTATTAAATTCAGCATACTGAATATTATGATAGATATAATTAATAATTTGTTCAACTGCTTTTACATTATTTGTCATAGATGGCATTTCAATATAAGATAAACAACCACCACTTGCAATTGCATGGAATGGAGCTTCAAATTCCAATTTAGTAAATGCATCAACTGATTCTCTAACATCATAATGAAAACTATTTGTCAAATAACCTTTATCAGTTACATCCTTAATAATACCAAATTCTTTTTGTAATTTTTTGGCAAATGTATAACATAGACTTTCCGCAGGAGTCCCATATAAACCATATGCAACATTATCTTCTTTTTTCCATTGTTCGCATTTATCTCTCATATATTGACAAATTTCTAATGCTAAATCTTGATGTTTAGAATGAGATTCACCAGTTAACAACTTAACTGTTTCATAAATACCAATAAAACCCAAAGAAGACGTTGAATAACCACCATAAAGTAATTTATCAATTGTTTCTCCTGGTTTTAATCTTGCTAATGCACCATGTTGCCACAAAATAGGAGCAATATCTGACTTAGTTCCTTTAAGGTTATTTGTTTTATAAATCAATGCTTTATGACAAAGCTCTAATGCTTTATCTAAATATTCATAAAATTTATTAATATCGCCTTTTGCAAGAATTGCACATCGAACTGGATTTACAGAAACAACACCTTGATTAAACCGCCCATCAAATTGATATTCTCCTTTTTCATTTTTCCATAAAGAAAGGAAGCTGCGACAGCCCATTGGGAACCATACTTGTCCATCATATCTAGCTTTCATAACTTTTGCAGATACATAATCTGGATACATCCGTTTAGCTGTACATTCAGCTGCTAATTTAGTTAAATAATAATATTTGCTTCCTTCTTCTGCATTATGTTCATCTAAACAATAAACTAATTTAGGAAACACTGGAGTTGTATATACACCATCAGAATTCTTAATTCCTTTTAGTCTTTGTTTTAAAATTTCTTCACAAATTAATGCAGCATATTTAGCATATTTACCATCAGGATTAAAATTTAATGCAAATGTAACAAAAGGAGTTTGGCCATTAGTTGTCATTAAAGTATTTATTTGATACTGTAAAGTTTGAACACCATCACTTAATTCTTTTTTCATCATACGTTCTGCTAATAACTCAGCATCTTTTTCATCAGCAAAGAATTTTAAATATTTTTTGTATGTTTTAAAAAGATATGGAGCTAACATTTCATCAATACCATTAATTGACTGCCCCGATTCATATTAGAGTGGAATTCTCAAAATATGGTCTGACTATTCCTTATTGCAATAGAATTTTGCAATCAATACGTCTAGTCGATACAATTATTTAATAATGTCTATTTTATATTTTTTATTTGAAACTTCTCCATCTATATGTCGAGATGTTTGAGTCCAAGATAAACCTAAGAATTTTGAAAGAGCTTCTATTGTTTTAAATTCATACTTATCATTTAAAATTAATTTTTTGAATTTTCTACGAGAATAAGCTTTATTTTTTGTTCTATTTAAAACATCATATGCATGTTTATTATTCTCAGATTGAGATACCCATTCTAAATTTGTATAATGATTATTTAATGGATTTCCATCTATATGATTAACAGTATTTTTTTCTTCTGTTTTTCCACTAACAAAACATAATGCAACTAATCTGTGAACAGAAAAATTTTTATCATCAAATCTCACATAATATCTTCCAACTCTTTGATTAAGATATGGAGTTAATAATGCATACCTATTATATGTTTTTTTATATGAACATATTCTACCATCATTTGAGACATAAACACCTTTATGATTAGGAATTTCTTTCCAATTTTCATCAATATCAATATATTCTCTTGGAGACTGTTCCATACGTTCATTTTTTTTATCTTGAGCTTTTTTATGCATTCGATTTTGATTTTCAATAATTGCGTTTTTAATCATTTTATCGCCATTTGCAATTGTTCCTGCAATATAATCTGGCTTTACATTTAATATTTTTGCAATTTCTACAATTGTAAAATCTTTATCTAATTTAGATTTAATAAATTCTCTATGTTTATTTGCAAATTTTTGATTTGATGGAGTTAAATATCTCTTAGACTTATTTTGTTCAAAATGCCATTCACGATTAATTATTTTAGTTAATAATGTTCTATCTAAATCTAATAATCTAGCAATATAAGATTTGTTTCTTCCTTCTTCAGTATATAACTTTTGAATAGTATCTTTTAAAAAATATATTTTTTCTCTATTGGTCATTTCCAAACCTTTCATTATTAAATAATCACGAGATTAGCCATTTCCAAGCCTTCCTCGTTAGCCATGATTTAAATATCATAACCTTTATAATAAAATATAAATTTGTATTGTTTATACTCGGCAGATTAATCAGTTAAACCGAGTTGGTTAGAAGCACAGCAAGCAATAATCTGCGTGGTAATTGTACATGCAGTTTGAAATGATTTTGGAGTTTCAATTGCACTACCATTAATTACGGTACCATTTCTTAACATATCTGGAATATTTAACAAATCACAATTATGAATATGCTGTAAAAGATAATCCATATCATGTAAATGCAAGATTCCTTTATCGTGTGCCTCTACTAAATCTTGTGGTAACAATTTTCTTCTAACAATATCTTTAGATACTTCACCAGCAATTAAATCTCGTTGAGTTGCTGCAACATATGCACTTTTATTTGAATTTTCATTAATAGCTTCTTCATTTGTTCCATTAATTAATCCAAGAATAGCATCATCAGAAGTATTATTTATATGTCTAAAAGCCTGTACTGCTCGATAAGCCTCATATGCCTTAGCAGTTTCAGCATTATCTTTTTCAGTTAATAAAAAATAAACTCGTGATTCTATTTCAGAAACAGAATTTAATTTTTCGTCTTCGATTATATTAGAAATTTCTTTCGCTTGATTTTTAATAAATTTACCTTGTGGCGAATGCATTGCTTTTTCAATAGCAACAATAATTTTATTTTTATCAAAATCAACTAAACGCCCATCGCGTTTTTTAATTTGCATATTCTTTTGTTCCTTTACTTAAAAAATAATTATATGAAAATTTTTGTTCTCGACTTTTATATTACTACAAAACAATAAAAGAAAACAATATCTTGTAGTATTCCAATTTGTCATATACAAGATATTGTTTTTTATTGAGAATGTGATAGCCATTAGGATTATCGAATTTCATCTATGAGATTTAGTTATAGTTACTCTAAAGGTCGAGTTCTTTCATATGTTACAAAAGAAAATCCAAATTCATGTTTTTCATCGATTGGATGGTAAACACGGCGAACTTCTTTAAAATAATTAGGCAATTTAAAAAAAGTATCTCCATCATTAATTTCTGTTTCTATTTCTGTTACATAACAAGTAGAAACAAAAGGAAGAAACATTTTATAGATAGCACCACCACCAATGACATATCCATCTCTTGTATCTCGCATTAATGCTGAAACTACAGAAAATGAATCATGGAAAACTTTTACATTTGGATTGTTATCTTTGTTAATTCTTGATTCTTCTTCTCTTGTAAGTATCCAATGCTCTCGATTAGGCAACACTCTGCCAAGGGTATCAAAAGTCTTCCTGCCAAGGATAATAATGCTTCCATTTGTCTTCTCCTTAAAATATTTTAAATCGTCTGGTAAATGCCAAGGCATTGTACCATCTCTGCCAATTACTCCATTTTTGGAAGTGGCAACAATCAACTTTAATTGTTTACTCATTTATTAATATTCTCCTTATACAGATACTTTCATAGGAAGTTTTCCTAGATGTTCATAATTATCTAATTGAATATCTTCTGGTTTATAAGCGTAAAAACTTTTTACGTTTTTATTAATAATGAGTTTTGGCTGTTTCATATTTTCAAGGTTTTGACTACGTTCAATTTGTTCTTGTAATGCATCTATATGATTTTTGTATATATGTGCATTATTTACTACATGTGTAAACATACCAGGTTCTAACCCAGATACATGTGCAATCATATAAACTAACGATGAATATTGGCTTAAATTAAATGGAATCCCGAGTCCTTCATCGCCGCTACGTTGTATAAGTATACAATTTAATTTATCGCCTTGTACATTCCATAATGTTTCATATGCACAAGGTTGTAATGCCATATCATGTAAATCTGCTACGTTCCAGAGAGATACAATCATACGACGATTATTACGATTATGCTTTAAATCATATAATAATTTATCTACTTGAGATAGATATACATATCCGTTTCTATCTTGTTCGCAAGATTTAATTTGATGTGCTCCTAACATTTCCATAGCTTTGTTATAATTTACATCATTATATGGATTAATACGGCCCATTTGATAACCATAGGCTTTGCCAATAGTGCCATCTTCTCTAGCCCATTCATCCCAGACATGGCAATTCATATCTTGTAAAACTTTAACATCATTTGATTGCATTTGCCAAATCCATAACAATTCTTTTACGGCTGTTTTGAAAGCTACAAATTTAGATTGTAGAATCGGAAATTCTTTTTGCAAATCGAATTGCATAATTTGATGTGGTAAGAAAATAGCTGGCATACCTGTACGATTATTTGTCCAAGTACCAGTTTCTAAAATATTTTGTACGATTTTTAAATACTGTTCATCGGCTTGATTCATTGACTTCACCTCCTTTCAAATTTATTTTTTAACTATATGTTTTTATCCAATGTGGACTAATTAATTTTTTATATTTACCAAGAATTAAATTTCCTTTAATTGAAAATTTCTTCCCAAATTTATCTACACCATGAATTAATGTAGCAAAATGTTTTCCTCGATAATATAATATATTTTTAAAAATTAATACACATTCATTATATGGCAAAACATAAATACTTTCAATGACTTTAAATTGAACTTTATAATCAGGTGAGATACCACTAATTATAATTTCATCATCAATTTCAAATTTAGATTTACACAATTTCATTATTTTTCTATATTGTTGTTTTCTTAATTCTCTCATTTTATATATTTCCTCAAAATAATAGCTCGGTATTTCTACCGAGCTATATTAAATATATATTATTTTTTTTCTTGTGGTACTACAGTAGTAGTTCCATCTTTTAGTTTAGCTCCAGTCGCTAAAATTTGTTCACCTTTTTTATAATTAATTTTAGGGAAGAATTGCATTGGGTTATTAGGGCATACTGATTTTTCAGAATCACCTTGACCCAATTCAAAATATAAACAAGGTGTATTAGTTGTACTATCTATACCAGTTAATCCTAATTGTTGTCCACGAAGAACAGTATCTCCACGTTTAACTGACATTTGAGAAGAACACATATATCTAGCAAATGTTCCATCATTATGTTGGATATTAATAGATTTATATTCTTTACCGTATTCACCGTCATTACCGCAACCAGTTACTCTACCATCCGCTACAGAATAAAATGGAGTCCCTGCTTGTACTAAGAATTGCGTACCAGTATGTAATTTACCATTTGCAGTTTGTCCATAATTATCACCCATAGTAACACCAGGGTTATTTAATTCTTTATCTGTAAATGGAAAACTATAGTTAGCTTCATCATAACGACTAAAGTGAGCTTTAGATTCTAATTCACAATATAGATAGCAAATCATAGGAAATTTTTCTTTACCATCACCAGTTCCATCACTAAATGGCATATTTGTTAAATGATGTCCAGCATATGCAACCCATAACCAACCATCTCGTTCTTCCCATTTAATAGGAGGTAATTTATTTTGATTAGTATCAGAATTACCATTGCCAGTAATAGTACCTGTTGATTTTTTATCTGGGTCTGTATATGGTTGACCTGCCTTATCTATACGAGGACATTTTTTATCTTTATCTCCATTAAATGGAATTGTGCCACCGTTAAAAGCAGATAAACCAATAGTAACATTTGTTGTAGATATTTTATTAAGGAAGTCTTTGTATTTTTCATATACTTCTTTAGGAGGTTTACCCAATACATGAGAAGCACAAGCCAATAATAAACTATCTACTTTGCTATCATCGCCAATAATTTCTTTAACTTCAGATTGTAAACCACGTCTAAATTTATTTAATACTTCATCTTCAATAGATTTAGTGTATTCTTTAGCGTCAGCAATTAATGCTTTGATAGTAGTAGCTTTATAATTTACATCAGTATTTTCATTATAAGAATCCATCGCTTCTTTATTCTTTTTCATAACATCAGACACTACACCATCTTTAATTAAATTCTTACCAGCATTCACTTCATTACCAGTGAAAGAAGCAAGACGCATTAAATTAGAACCATCATCTGTTAAAGACTGACGCCAATTAATGTGAGGGATTTGGTCTTCTTTAGGAGTTAAGGACCAATTCATCTTTAATCCTTCACCCCAGATATCCTTGAAATCAAATACTTCAGCAGTATTTTTCTTTTCAACAATGGCTAAATTAAATTTGCCATCATCTTTTGTTTTCCAATATTTTTCTACACGAGAGAGTGTATCGTATTCTTCCATATTAGTGTAACCCATTTGATTATCATCTAATATAGTAGCTACGTTTGCACCAAGGTCATTCATGATTTCGTACATTTGACCCGCAATTGGTTCGTACCTTGTACAATATAAACATTGGTCTATTTGAACTTCTTGTCCTTCATTAATTCTATCATCAGCTAAACACCTAATTGTTTTGTATTTTTGCAATAATTATTAACATTGAGTTTTTTATCTCAATCTCTGGAGGTTTCCCTCATTTTCATCGACCAGTTAATTCTGGTCCAGTTTAGCATACCTTTTCACGCATTTTTATTTGTCATAGCGTGTCGCGGCCTCTTGGCAGAATTATATTCTTATACCTAAATAAGGTTCATCTGCTATGCGTTGCCCCTGACTAAAATATTATTTCTAGCCTTCGGTTCGGATTAGGATGTGAAACCCTCCCCGCTTAATTCCGCGATAGTCATTCAAAAGATTCTATGACTTTTTCTTTTGAACGGCCATAATAAATTTATCTTTTTTTCTATCTAAAAAAATATTGGAATAATTATATAAATATTTATATATTTTTTGTAAATCACTCATGTTGCTAATAGATATAAAATATGTATTTTCATTATGACTTTTATTATGAGAAAGTTTTAATGATTTTTGTAAATTTAATTTTTCAAATTCTTTTTTTATACCGTTTAAAAAATCAAATGTTCCTATTAAGCTAAAAGTACTGCTGCTTTTATTCTTTTTAGGAATATAAATACAACCATCACCATCAAAATATCCTCTTATAAAATGACGAATATATTTTTCTGGAACTTGTTTAGTATTTGGGAATTTTAATTTTAAGCTCTTTTTTTGGAAACATCCTTTATCAGTTAAATCTTTGCCCATTTTTATATTAGAAATACCAACAGCATATGATTTAGTTTTTTTATTATAATGTAATTTAATATCACTATCACCAATAGCTTTGGTAAATTTTTTTAAATGGTCTATATCTGATTCCTGTAGGGCTAATGCAATACGTCCTTCATAACTGACATATCCATCTGCATATAAAAAACCTAACCAGTAGGCTTTTTCTTGAGTATCTATTTTATTAAAGAAATAATCATTGTATTTATATTTCTTATTTTTTGATACCCCTTTACTATGCCCTTTTTGATGTTGAGGTCTTAATTCTATATTAAATTCATTTAAAACTACAGATGCAGTTCTTGGACATACATGACATATTTTACTAACTTCTCTTAAACTACATCCTTCAGAATAAAGACGAATAATTTCCTTATTTCGTTTTTCTTTTTCTTTCGAATTATTCTTAGCAAAACGATTTATATATAAATTATTTCGTTTAAGAATATCAACGACAGTATGTCTATCAATTTTATATTTATCTGCAAGTTTAATTACAGGAGTCCCATTAGAATATTCGTTACATATTTTTTTATCTCTTTCAAGAAATTTATAATCCATAATAGATAAATTATTTTTATATAAAATTTCTTGAACTTCAAGAGTAGTAATTTTAAAAATTTTGGCTATTTTATTTATTCCAATATTATTTTGATACATGGAACATATTAATTGTTTATCATAATCTTGTAGCATATATTGCCTCCTTAATTATTTATTTCAATTAATATATTACCATAATAAATTTATTTTTTGACCAGGTTGTGTTCCTCCCCAATACACACAGTTGATAGTCATTCTGGAACCGAGTCTTCCTATCCATCTAAATAATGTAGCAACCATATTTTCTAATTTGACAATACGTTTTTCTGCTTTATCACCAACACGCATTGCCACAATCATAGCATCTTTACCATGAATATGTGTTGTTTCTTTATATGGCTTAACATCTGGTTTATGATACTCAAGTTCTTCTATCTTTAAATCTATTGGATAAGCATCTTCGTTATTAGGCATTTTGCCTGGATTGGAAGTTTTAAATTCTCGCTCATACCTAGTAGGGTCTAATAAATGTTGACGAGCTTTAATAGCTTCTGAATCACCAATAATAGATTGTAAATCGGACAAGCCGATTGATTTCATAATATTTGTCGTTACATCATTCCAGCCAGCACCTTCACCTAATTGGGTAGCTTGTTTAGCTCCTTGAGTAGCTTGAGTCGATGTATCTTTTTTGTCTGTTTCTTGTTTTTTATCTTTGTCTTCTTGTTTATCTGTAGGCTTAGGATTTTCCTCAATAGTAGTTTTTATGTTATTCCTTTGCTCTTCAGCCATACTTCACCTACCATTTCTTTAAAAAAAATATTGGTGTTATTTTTATAGTAACACCAATATTATATCATAGATATCTATTTTTTTACATCTTCTTTTGTTTTATCTGTATCAGATTTTGTATTATCTGTTTTTTTATATTTATCTGTATTTGATAAAATAGCAATAGCTTGTTCTTTAGTATATTTATTATCTAGTAAATACTGCAAATCATTTTGTTTAAAGAATTTACCATTAGGAGCTTTAACATCAGAATCTGCACCTTCATCTTCTTTATTTTGTGTAGCATCTTGGTTAGTTACTTCAATAGTATTTGCCAATACCCATTGAGGAATAGTATCAGATACACATACTAAATCTGGATAAATAGGTTCACAATATGTTTTACCTTGAGGAAGTTTAGTAATCTCTACTCTATCTCTTCCTTTGGGGACAATACGAAATCCTCTATCAGAAGAAGCAGAACCAGAAATAGAAGAGCCGCCTTTAGCCCCAGCTCCATTGCTAGAACCATTTTTAGCACCAGAAGCTCCACCACCCCAACCATTGCCACCATAAGAATAATGAGACCAAGCATCACCATCAAAAGCAATATCTATATGTTCATTATTAGCAGCACCATCTTGATATCCTTCCCAGTTCATACCTAAACCAAGAGAAGCACCATATCGTAAAAATTCATCTACTAATGGACCAGGTTCAGAACCTTCATTAACAAGTAAGCCTGCACCGCCATAATCAGATACATCTATTTTCCAACCAGTAGCATGACAGTGAGGCGTACCAGATGCATGATGACCATCTGTACCAGATGTTAATAATAATTTATTGCCACCAGATTTTTCATAATACCATTTACCAAGTGCTTCTAAAATATCTGTTGCACAAGCTTGTGCACCTTCTAATGAAGCACTACCAGACTGCTTTGCCCAATATTGACCACCATCAACATCAGACATTGTGCCATAATCTTCTTTCAAACTTCCCTCCTATGGATTATTTCTAAATGTATTTAATTCATGATTTGTTTTAAAATCACCTTCGAGTCGAGCATGATGCCTATCATTATCATAATATCTTCTTTCACCATAATAACGTCTACCATCATATGTAGTTTGCTCAACTGGGTCCATTCTAAAACTCCATGTCATATCATTATTAATAGAGTTATCATCTATATTTTGATAATCATATCTATTAAATTTAGTATCATCTAACATCAAATCAGATAATTCTTCTTGTTTTTCTTTTTTAGCATCTTGTTTTTCTTTTTTGTCATCTTTAGCTTGGTCTAACAAGTCTTGTAATGGATTATTATCTTTTAATTGCTGAAGTTTTTTCTTTTGCCAATAAGTAGCTAATATTTTTTCTCCTGTTTCAGTATTTTCATAGTAATAGTCACCGACTACCATAATAGTGCCAGATGCATCACAGTCCATTACTTCATTAGGATATAACATTCGTTTTAATAACCACATAGTTATTTAACCTTCTTAGCTTTTAATACATTAATTTCTTTTAAAATAGAAGATACTTCTTCTTGTGTTTTATATCCATTATATTTTTCAAAACCAGATAAAATATTATATGTATTATCTGTTACATAGATTTCAAATAATGGCTCATTATAATTATAAGCAGCATAAAAATTTTCATTTACAATAGCAGAATATCCATTTTTGAAATCAAAAATATATTGAATTAATTGTTTAGTCTCGGAAAATCGAGAAGGTTCAAATCCAAAATCTCTCATTTATATCATATGTCCTTTCTTGGCATATCAACAATATATTCACCAAAAACAATTGTTTTGTATTGTTCATTAATTACATATACGTTAGTAAAACGTAATGCTTTGCTAACAACATCTACACGAGTACCATCTTTTAACTCGTTGTCTTTATCGATAATATATACGAAATTAACTCGACTATTACTTTCTATGTTAGAACCTTTTATTTCATTAGTGATAACGGCACATGTTTCTCCATTAAGGTCAATATGTTTTTCTACATATCCTCTAACAATAAAAGGACTATTTAATATAAAAGCTTTTTCATCAGGTTCATAATTTCTTTGCACTAATACACGATTATTTGCATTTTGTACATCATCTTGATGCATAATGTAATTGATAGGTGGTAAAAATATAGCCAATAATATTATAGACAACAACATAGTTAAAAAGCAATAGAGGTAAATCTTTTTTCGACCGACAACGATTGTAGTCTCTTTGCCATGTTTAAACCGCATGATTTTTAATTTTTTAAAAGTAAATATTATTGACACTAAAATTGCCATGCAAAATAATGCAACAGCTGCTTTCGTAATTAAAATATTTAATAGCATATCTATAATCCTTTATTCTCTTATTAACAATAATAATATTTTTTAAATATCTATTAACTATTATTACCATTAATAAAAAAATAAAGGCGGTCTAACAAGACCGCCAATTATTTTTTATCCAATTGCTAATGCAAGAGTATCATATACATTCATACTATTAGTTTTAGTTCTGCGTTTACCTTTAACAATTTCTTGTAAAGTTTCATATTTAAATACTCTAGGAATATTAATTAATTTTTCTTGTTGCTCTTTAGCAGTTTTCTTTTGAGATTCAGAAGTTACTTTTGTAAATGTAGCAACATCTACTGTATCTTTAATGCCATCTGTAATAGACATAGCAATTTGATTCAAAATATCATCGTTATTGCTCATGGCATTTAAACCCTCTTCGGTAAATTTACCTTCGATAGCCATAGATGCTTGTAATTTAGATGCCATTAAAGAAAGAATTGTTTCTTGAATGGTTCCTTTATAATACAAGAAATAGACTTGAACGTCTTTATCTTGCGATAAACGCCAAGAACGACGAGATGCTTGACGCATCGTAAACAAATTATAGCCCATCTGATAGAATACAATTGTTGTAAATGCCAATAAATCTAAACCAGTTTCTACAAGAGATGGATTGCATAACACAACATCATATCCTGCTTTTAATTTTTTATCTAACCACTCTTCACGAGTAGAAGATTTAACAGATGATGTCATTGTAATGGCTTTAATTCCATTCTCTTCAAGATATTTAGGTAAGTCTGTACCAATATCAGTACGATTTGTCCAGTGATAGTACACTAATACTTTTTCGCCAGCTTCTTTTTTCTCTTTACAAATACGCAACAATTCTTCTGCTTTTTTATTTGTAAATTCAGTTAATTCCTCTGGCGTGTATACTATTTTACCATTATCTGGATTAATAATTTGTTTTTGTCCATATGGTTGGTCAGGATATACAGACATTAACTGTGTAATCTGAGACATAACTTTCATCTTGCCAGTACTACTACGACTCAATTCAGTCTTAATATTGTCTTGCATAGCATTATATACATTAGCTAATGGTTCATCCATATCAATACCAATAGGGATTTCTTCATATCCAGGCATGGCTTCAGACATATCTTCTTGTGTCATAAATACAGCATTTTCTAATAAGAATTTAGTAAAGATTAACGGACTAATACCAGGCATTTCTTTCGTATTTAAACCAGATTTCTTTTGATTATTCTCACCAATAACCCAAGAAGAAATGGTTTTATATACACCGTACATTCTTACGAATTCTTTTTCAGATTCAGTAGAATATTCAAAGCCTTCTTTTTTCATTAGCTGAGGAAAAGCTCTAAACAAAGTATAGTATAAAGAAGATGCATACCCATTTAATAAAGTACCAGTTAGACATAAAGATTTTTTAGCAGTCGCTAATAAAATACCAAATGCCTGTCCTTGTAAACTTTCTTTGCCTTTGAGTTCTTGAATCTCATCGGCAATGAAATAATCAATATGTCCTTTTAAGAACTTATTGATATATTTTGCAATAGGGTATTTTCTAGGAGCTCGTTGAATAGGAACCTCCCCATTTAAAATTTTATCGAATTCTGGGAATAATGTTTTTTCTAATTTATTTCTGCCATTAACATCTTTACCAGAAATTTCATTATATAATTTTCGAATCTTATTAACTTCAACATAACCATGTTTACCAACTTTAATCCATTTTGCATTATCGTCCAATGCAGAATTAACTGGTGTCCATAGTTTAGTCTTAATTATTTTATCTTCCCAGCGTTTAGTTTCATTATCAAATACTTTAATTGTTTCATCAATAATATAATTATCTTTATTAGGCTTTAGAAAATCCAATTCAGTTAAATTTAATTTAAGTTTATAACGTCTACGACCAGTACCGTGATATTCGTATCGATAAATTGGTTTACCTGTCGTAGGAGATGCGTAATATCCAGTAACGCCAGTACTTTTATCTTTTTGATTCTTCCAAATTACAGCAGGTCTTTCCTCGTATCCATATTTGGCAGCCTCTTTAGACATGACAATCCATAAATGATATCCTCGTTTTGTATTTGTAATATCAGATTGAATATCTAATAAATCATTAAAGTTATTTACAATGACTGATTTAGATTGTGGCAAACGCATTTCAATTTCACGTTTCCATTTTTCAACTAAGTGACCTGGACACATAATTACATTAGTCATTTGTTGATTGTCATTCTCAATTAAGTTGTGCAAATAACATGCTGACATAGCCATGACCGTTTTCCCACTGCCCATGGATGCTACAATAAATACACTTTTTTGTTTTTTTAGAGTTCGAGAAACAGTCTCAATTACACCTCGTTGAGCATCATATAAATTAATGTTTCCAATATAATCAACATAGTCTGCTACTTCCGTTAAGTCTTTAGAATATGTATCTATTTCTGGATTAAACATTGGTACGAAATTATCTTTAATTTTTTCTGCTAATACTTCTTTATAACTATTAAGATAAGAATCTAATCCAGTTACTTCTTTAATTGTATTAGATACTTCTTTTGTGGCACATACAGAAATTTCATCTTCTTTAATACCAGTAGATAAAATTTCAATAATTGTATTAACTTTCGCAGAAATATTCCAACCAAACATTCGTTTATCTTTACGAATATCCATACCAGAAAAAGCTGTTACACAATATCTATTTCTTAATTTCTTTAATAAGAAATCAGTCCATTCTTTTTTAATTGGAACTGGACATAAATTGTAAAATTTATTAAATGCAACATCTAATACCTTTTGTTTTAATTCTGGCTCGACTGCTTTATAAATATCGGTTAAAAATTCATCAATTTCCCAAGTATAATATGCATCGCGAGATGTATCAATATTACTCCAAGAATTTTCGTATTTACTTTCCATCTCTACGAAGATATTAAAATTAATTGTTTCATTATTAGAAGACTCATCTTTGCGTTCAGTAAAATCTTTAGCGTAAATAATAATATTAGAAAAATCGCTATTTGGAATCTTAGCAGTTTCTAATACTAAACTTTTGGCTTTAGCGTCTAATGTATACCTTGAATTATATATCTTGGTATTTCTTTTTAATTCTGATTGGATACTTTTAACTAATGTAGAATATCCGAATCCAGACATAAAAGCAACGCCACGAGAACTAAATAATGTTACATTGCCCTTCATTGATGGTAAGTTTCCAACTGAAAAACTTAAAGCCATGTATTTCCTCCTTATTATTTTTTAGTTAACACTAGCTAATTTGGTACCGACAAATATGTCGGCACCAAAAATATTCTTATATTAAACTACGATATGTTCCATCTGGTAAAAATAAATTAATTTCTACTTGATTGGATGTAGTTTCTTCAATAGTAGCTGATAAGCCACTATCATCTAAAATTTCTTCTTTATTTTTTGATTTAACAATTCGACCTTTTACAAGATGCGAATGTTCTGCGTCTTCTTGCACAATGCCATCTAAACAACCAGATGTTAGCACTAAACCAAGATGACCAATATTAAATGGCAATAAAGGACGTTTATGGTAATCAGATAATAATTCTTGTTCTTGACTCCTCCAAAAATTAGAAGCCGCTTCTGACACTTCATACATTTCATGAATTTCTTCATCTGAAATAATAGAACCACGGAAATATTTAATAATTGGTTTTAATCCAGTTACTGTAAATTTACGTTCATTCCCTTCAAATTTTTCAAATTCAAAAGAAGAATTCATTACATTGTAATAACGTAATGTATTAAATATTTCTTCATCTACTTCAACGCCTTTACATTCTTCTTTTTTAATGCCAGTAATAATAACAATATTTTCACCTGTTTTTTCTTTTTTAATATCTACATCTGTAATATATTTAGATAAGAAAGAACAGATGCCTCTTGTTAATCGACAAATTGGTATAACTAAAAAGACAATTCCTAATGGTTTAGTATAAGCAACAATACGAGAAATATATTCATAATCTTTTGGATTAATTAATTCCGCATTTGATGTTTCGTATTGAGATTGAATATATCCAAACGATACATCAAAAGAGTCATTAGTAATCATACAGCGACCTTGACCACCAAGAATACTTTTCTCAATAAAATCTCGTTTACGATATGAACACTGTGAATCAAGAGATACAGAATAAATTTTATTTTCTAAGGCGATATTAATTGTTTCGACAGTTCGAGCATCATCACTGCCATACACTAATATATTTAAATCCCTATCTTTTTCAATAGAATGACAAAACCGCAATAAAGCATCTTGGTCAATTCGATAACTATTGCAGCTAGAAACAAATTCATTAAATTCTGTTTTACAATAAGAACCATATGAACGAATTAATTGTTGTACATCATCATCATATGATGCTAAATGTAAAAAATTATCTAATATAGCTACTACTTTTTTTGCATTATCTATGTTTTCTAGGGTATCCATTAAAAAAACTTCTTTAAATGCTGGTTGTAATTGATATGTAAGTCGTCCAGCATTTAAATATTTATAATATAATGCTTCAGAAAAAGAATTAAAAATATTCATCAACACATCTTTCGTATTATAAAAAAGTGTATCAAAATTATATTTTACTTCTTCACCATCTATATATCGTTGTAAACTATTTTTAATATTTTTAGCACGCTCAATATTTTTTTTTAAAATTTCAAGACTATATATCATTTCTTATGATGCACCCACTTTCTTTTTTTAGGAGGCTTATTTTCTTTACGGTACTCTTTAATAGGAGCAATTACATCATAAAAAATAGTATTAAAAGTTAAATTCGTATTTATATCCCAATGAATAACATTATTCTCTTGGTCATATTCAAGATATAAATAATAATCCATGTCATCAATATTAACACATAATTTATTATTATAAATATAAATATAGCACTCAATACTATCTAAATTTTCTAATACAACAGTAAGCTCTTTTAATTTGCATTGTTTTAAATATGTTTCAATTCGCTTTAATTCATATTCTAACTTACTTTGATTTAATTTCATTAAACTCATATTATTTTCCTTATATAATTTTCATTAACATCTTATCTAACATCTCATTGGATGCATCCTTATTAAAGTTCACGAACTTACTTAATGAAAATTCTTTTTCAACCTTTCTACCAGTAATTAATGCAAAATTTTTATAAATAGAATAACGAGACTCTTTATAAATAGAATCAAACACCCCTGCAAAAATAGCAGGAATTAAAGTTCGCATATCTTTATTTTCATATAAAGATTTTGTAGCTAATAATTGTTTTGCAGCTTTTTCACCAATACCAGTAATAGATACTAAACCTAATCTAATATGATTATCTTCTACAACACAATTATATTTAGACATATTAAAGTCTACTGGCAATAATTTAATACGCATTTGTTTCATTTCTTTTTGAATATCTTGAATTACTTTTATATCTTTATCTTTATAAGCTTTCGTTAACATAACGGCATAAAATTCTTTTGTATAATATATTTTATAATAAGCCGTCACATATACTAATGTAGCATAGGCAATCGCATGAGCTTTATTAAAAGAATACAAACCCATTACAGTAATAATATTCCAAATCTCTTTAGCATGAGTATTACATTGATTAAAGAAAAATTCTTTATATGTGTTAATAGATTTATCTTTAGCTAATAATTTCATCATCGTATAAGCATCTTGTAAAGAAAAATTAAATGCGCACAACAAGCTAATTAATTGTTCTTGGTATAATAAAATACCATTTGTATTCTTTGTAATTTCATCATATATAGGATGAATACGTTTCTGATTATAATTAATATATTGTACATCTGCTTTAATAGATAAAAATGGAGCACGAATTAATGCTAATACATTTGCTAATTTTTCAATAGAATTAATATGTAATTTAGGTAATCGTTCTTTATACAAAGAAGAGGATACTTGAAATACTCCAGCTGTCAAAGATGTATTTAATAATTTAAATACATTAGTATCATTAAAATTATTATCTCTAATAGATACAATATCACCAGTCATACTTTCTAATTCTTTAATAATAGATAATACTTTAGAAGATAATATATCAAATTTTACTAATACTTCCTCTATTTCTTCTTGCGTATTTTGAAGAACTAACATATTATCTTCTTCTTTTATATCTGCTTTCATTAAATCTAAATTAGAAATTACTACTCCAGAACTATGCATAGATTGCTTAGAATTATTCAAAAATCTAGCCACATGATTATAGCCATATGTATTTATTAAATACATAAATAATTGTTTTCGTTTTCTACTTTCAATATCTACATCAATATCTGGAATTTCCATTCTATCTTCAGACAAGAAACGTTCGAACATTAAATTATATTGAATTGGGTCAATTTCAGTAATATTTAATAAATAACTCACTAAGGAGCTTACACAACTCCCACGGCCTGGGCCGATTTTAATATTATGTTCTTTGGCGTAATTTACATAATCTGCTACGATTAAAAAATAGCCAGCAAAATCTTTATTAATAATAATAGATAATTCTTTTTCAACTCTATCAATATACTTTTGACTTAATTGTAATTCATTAATTTTATCATATACTAATTCTTTTAATTTAGTATTTTGATTTTCAATTACTGGAATATTCATAGTATCCCTCCTTTCTCATATTAATTCTTATAATGAAACAATGATATTATACAAGGTTCATTTTTTATATTTCGGTGCTCGACCACCCGTTGTTTTAAATCCTAAATCAGTTCTAATTCTAGGAGTCGTTTTCCGATTTGACTGTAGAGTATCCACTTCTTTCATTTCTTGTAAAGCAGCCTCTAAATCTTTTTTATATTTCTTACTAAATTCTTTTAATGGAAAATAGAATTCCATTTCATTTTTTGTGTAACGATAATCTTTTCTGACACGAGTTAATTCTTCCATAATATCAATTTTTGTATCTGGATTATTTTCTAGCTCATGCAATAAGTCATTTTGTTCACGTGTTAAATTATTTCGCTCATCAAATAAATGACAATGTTGTTCTTCCCTAGTATTTAGTAAATTCAAAAAGTCTTCGATAATTTTAATATCGTTTTTTTGAAATTCAAACATATAGAAAAATCTTAATCCCTTTCATCATCTTCGTAATCTGGTTCTACTACTTCGTAGCCCATTATGTCTACATACTTAATATCATAATCTTCTTCTGTATTCTTCAAATCGTAACCTACAAAATCAGCAATGACATCTTCAATACCATCTAAATCTAATTTACCATTATGATATTCACAAGGTATTTTAATTTTAGTTGTCAACGTAATGGTACAGTCAAATTCAACTTCTCTTTCCATATTTTTCTCCAATTAAAAAAGAAGAGTCAATATATAATTATATATTAACTCTTCTACTTTAAATATTCTTTTAAGTCTGTTGTTTTATACAGATATTCGATGACATATTGAGTCCAATTATCTAACATACTAAATTTCATTAATATGTCATGATAAGAAAACCATTTGCCTTCTATTTTATCTGTTTCTTTTACAGAACATGATTTCACATCTAGTAAAAATACAAATCCTAAGTGGTCACCAGTTTCACTCATTGTATCTCTTACTGTGCCAATGTAATTAAAAGCCGTGGACAAAGTATCTTTTTTATATAAATTAAAAGATAATTCTTCTTCTAATTCTCGTTTAGCACAAGATTCAATAATAGATATAGTATTTAAACAACAATCAATTACATCTGTATGACCACCAAATCCTGACCAACAATTAAGTAATCTTTCTTCACCAGAAATTCGCTTTCCAATAAAAAATTTCTTTTTAATTGGATTTCTAACAATAATAAAAGAGACAAGTTGTTGAAGTGTTTTATCTCCTTCAATAGTATCTCTGCGAAGAAAGCTCCCTAGTAAGTCAAAATCAGAAAGCTCTTGCTTTATATCGCAAAAGCCTTCTGGGATATGATTTGTTTTAATGAATGGTATTGTAAATACTAATTCATTATTTTGCATTTAAAGCTTCTTTAGCTTTTTCTGCAACTTTAAATTTAAGAGATACAGATGCTTCTTTATGAACTACTTTACCATCCAATGGGCTTTTGTAATCACGAGCAGCTACTTCTTTCTTGGAGAAAGAACCGAAACCAGGGAGTTGAACTTTGTCATTCGTTTTAACAGCTTCTAAAGTTACTTCAGCGAAAGCTTTCAATACAGCTTCTACAACAGTTTGTTTTGCCTCAGATTTAGCAGCAACAGCTTTAATTAATTCAATTTTTTGCATTTAGAGTTACCTCTTCCTTCTTTAATAATATTTAATATAATATTCCATTTTAGAAAACAATGGAAATATCGGCGTTATTCCGATTTCTGTTTGCATTATATCTTATTCCAAAATATTTTGCAAGCTTTTTCCTACAAATTAGACAAAATTCTTTTTTTAACTAAATTAATTTTTTTAATTTGTTTAAGCTTACCAGCTTTACATTTTTCTAACGCCTGAATATGACAATGAAGACAATTTAAATTTTGTACAGAACCACTACATGGATTATTGAAAAACAATATTTGTGCATATGCACAAGTTCTATAGATACTACTAGATTCTTTAACATGAGTACCATCAGGTAATTCGTAATATTTACAAATACAATTAAGATATTTATGTTTCATATTAACTCTATCTAATATTTTAACAGAGCCATCTCTTTCTAAAATACTTTGATATTGTTTACTTTTTCTTTCATATATATCTTTTAATTCTTTTAGTGTAAAATCCTCAATTTTAAAACGACTAAGATATTGCATTAATTCCATTTTCATAGACTAACACCATCTTTTTTATCGTAACATTCTTGACAATATACATTGCCATCAAAATCTTCAGTAGCACAGTCTGGGCAGATATGTTTATTACACTCAGAACAAATTAATAAATCTGTATCTGTTTTTTTACAATCCTCGCAGATATTATCTTCTGATTTTCTAATATAATCATCTTCTTCGTCTTGAGTATTTGTTAATTCTTTAATCGCATCAATCTTTTCTTGCATATCCATTACAGGTTCTGGTGGAGCATTTTGTACTACAGATTGATAATTAATTAAATTTTTCGCACCACATTCTGATAATGCGATAATGTCTTTATATGGACTAATGCTTTCAAAAATTTTACAAATACTTCTTATCTGACAGTTATCACACAAAAACATTATATTACAATCCCCATCCTTTCTAACACAAACGATTTCATAATTGCTTTTTCTTGTTCTGTTTGAGCAGATTTAAATGTATCTAATACATTTTGTAATACTTTATTTTTTGCCTCTGTAATCAGTGTATCATAAATCGTAACACTTTCCTCTAATTGGTATTGCCAAAATGGTTTAGCATGGCTAGAAATATATTCATCTAAATCTTCTTGTAATTCATTAGCTAAATCAGCTATATCTTTACCAGATGGAATAATGAATACTTTAGCATAAATTTCTTTTTCTGCCAGTAACATCAATGATTTTTTAGTAGCTTTTTGTCCAGCTACATCATTATCTAAACACAAAATAGGAGTCATATTTAATTTAGCGATGATATCTATTTTTTCTTCTGTTAACGCTGTACCTAATAATCCTACAATATTTTTAACATTATATTTAGAGGCAAGAATGACATCCATCGCTCCTTCTGTAATCTTGATTTCATTGCAATTTCTATCTAATTTATTAGCACCAAAGAAAAATGAGGCCTTGTTAAAGACCTCATCATTTTTAGAATTAATATATTTAGCATTAGAAATATTATTTAAATCTCGATTCGTAAAACCAACGATGACATTATTATGATTTACTAATGGAATTGTAATTCGCTCAACAAGAACATCTTGTTCTTTATTAACCGTATATCCAATATTCCACTCATTAATATCGTCATCATTTAATCCACGAGCATATAAATATTCTTTGGCTTTATTAGTTAAATTAGCATGATAACCATTAGCACGAGCTTTTAATATTTTATATTGAAATGCTAATTGATTATTCTCTAATTCCATATGGCTTCTTTTAGCTAATATTTCAATAGCTTCTGCAAAACCAATTTGTTTTTTGCCAGGAGCGCTAGAAATCCATTGCAAAAAAGCAATCGCATCGGAACCATAATTTTTATGAGCCGTATCTTTTTTACCAGAATGACAACCCATACATGCCCAGCTCCATCTATTATTCTCGAACCAAATTCTAAATGAAGCTGTGCTATCATTATGGTTTGGATGCGGACAACGACACATCCAAACAGTACTAGATACCTTCCGAATATCAGAAGCATATTCAGAAATTAAATCTAGTAAATTAGTATTATTCTTAACAGCCTCTATGAATTCTTTTGAATATCTCATACTGTTTCCTTTCTTTATTTAATCGTAAACGTTTTGTCTTGTGGTGTAATTGTTACACCTTCAATTAATGTGTCATTAATATACAATTTATTATTAATGACCGTACCAGCTTTTTTCAAATCTGCTTTTTTAATTTTAGGTTCAACTGGTTCAAAGAAATCATCAATATGATTATTTTGTAAAGACGCACGTAGTTCTTCTTCATTATATTCATATTTATCTTGAGCTTTTCTAAAAGATAAAGTGCCTTCGATTAGCTTAATAGATTTCTTCCCAGTTTCTTCCATTTCTTTTTCGGCATATACTTTTAAAGCATCGCCATATACAGACAAATAAAATTGATTAGATTTATTAATTTTTTCTAACCAATTATTTACTTTTTCTTGTTGCTGTTCCATATATTGTTTAGCAGCTTCTTCTGCTTTTTTAATTTCATTAGCTGCTTCAATATATTTTTTAGTAAAATATTCTGCTTCTTCACGAGTCATTTGTTTTGGATTATCCAAAGAGTTACCAGAAATTAATTCGTTATCTTGAGCTTCAATATCTTCGATTAAATCGGCAATTAATGATTCGTCTGCTTTAAAAATAACATTCGGAATTTCGTTATTCCCGATTTCCATATTTTGTTTGAATATTGATGAGAGGCTCATCTTTTTTATCCTTTCTAATAATAATATGCACGACACCATATATCATAACACATATACACCACGCACAAAATGCAATTAATTTATAATACTCATCAGTTATATATGATGGTATTAAAATAACAGCAAGTAAAAACAAAGCAAACATTATTCCATTCTCCTTTTTAAATAATTAAATATTCTTTTTTCTATTTTAGAAAACAAATCGTTGAGAGATATATTAATAAAAACATTTTGTAAAAATAACTTATTATTATTTCTCTCTAAAACAATTTTATTATTCCCAAAATCAAATATATCTCCATATTTAGCTTTTACATAAGGATAAAAAGTATCGATAGCAATAGAATACATATCATGTTTTAAATCTATATCGCTTGAAGCAAATATATTATATAACAAAGGATATGTTTTCTTAAAATTTTTTAATTCTGGTTCTGTTGCCAATGACATTATATCTCCTACAGCATTATATTCAATAGTAAAAAACATTGCTAGAAAAACCTCAATACCGTAGAAAGTTTTAAAATCAAAGAATGGTTTATCAGAGAAAAATTTATTTGCTTCTTCTGCAAATTGGATAGCTTGTTCTTCTTTTTTTGCTGTTTCAGGTTCACCATCAATTAATCTAATAGAATACGAAACTTTTTCTAAATAAGAAGCGTTTATATTTAAAAATTTACCACATACTCGTATACTAAATAAATCAAGAATTATATCCCTTGGCAAAAAACTTTCTTTAAAATATTTAACTACTTTTGGATGATAATATAGGTTTTTTATTAAATTTTGTATATAGATAAAAAAACTAATTCCAGTAGGAAACAATCTACAATTTTCAATAATGCAAAAAAAAGTAGTTCCAACTCTCCGATATGTTGCTTCAGTCTCTAACATATTTAATTTATTAATATCTAAAAATAAATTCGATATTTGCATAAATACATCTATGTTTCTTGCTTTATGACTACATAGAATTAATGTGCCATTAAAAATTCCATTAGACATGTTTCTTTAACTCTTTCTTACTAATATATTTTTTTACAGCGGCTTCTATATCTTTTAAAATTGGAACAATATCTTCTTCGTATATTACATCTCCAATATGAATTTCATCTTTTTCAAAAGTTACTTCTAGTTCATAATACTCATAATTATAATCTTCTATGTATTTTAAAAAGATATAAGAAGCAATTTGAATTACGCTACGATATATACCAAGATTAAAGCCTAAATAATTAATAATAATTGGGCCAGCTACTGGCATTAATTGCATCACATATTTATAATTATCGTCTCCATCTTCAAGATAATCAGTAAATATTTTTTCAAAGAATAAACGAATGCCATAATACGTAGAGAAATCAAACATTTCTATGTTGCCAACAGCATCATTAATATTTTCAGAAGTAAATGGGAGATTTTTAATAGTATGGTCAGGCACGTCATATATAGTTTTATCATCTTGGGTACCAATAATTTGGCTTTCTCCATAAAATTCATATAATACATGACAACCAGGTTCATAATCAGTGCCCATTACACTAATGCCGAAACCAATAAAATCATCAAAGGTTAATACTTCATATTTTTCTTTATTCTGGCTATCTGCTTTACACAATTGTTCAATCTCATCATCAAATTTTTCTTTATTAAAATCTAAAAGATAGTTAAAAGAACTTTCATATGTCCATCTACCAGAACTAAAAAATGGTCTAGAAATAGTTTCGACATAATCTGATTTCAAATTAAATTCTAAATCTTCAACATACACTTCTTCGAAGCTACCATAATAATTATTTGATATATCTAAATAAGCAGTTAGCAAGCCTTGCATTTTAATTCTATTTTTTGGAGTATTTTCTAACGTTTTATTAAAGAAAAGTACGTCGCCAGTAAACGATGAATCATTAGCCATAGTATTCCCCCTTTCTTATGTATATTAATTAATTAATGTATTTTGCTTACGAATTAATTTATTCATTTCTTTTTGTTTTTGAATAATTTGATAAGATAATTTGCCAATTTCTTCTTGTTTTTCTTCGATAGCTTTTTGTAATCTTACAATTAATTCTTTATTATTTTTTTTAGTATATTTACGGCGATTTTTATCTAATAAACGTTTCAAAACATATTCAATTGCTTGACGAGTTACTCCATATTTATTGGCAATATATTGATATGTATACCCTTGTAAATATAAATGTAATTTATCTAATGTTGTTTGAGATGCACCATCTAAATTAGCATATTTAAATTTTTCATTACGAATTAAAATTTCTTCTTCTGTAGCAATAATATCATCATTTTTGCGTCTACAATCTAAACAAACATTAGTTTTATTTCCTCTACCAAGTTCTTTGCCACAAATCTTACAATATTTTTCTTTAGCTTTATATTGAATATCTAAATTATCAAGATAACAATTTTTTTTATTTCCATCTTTATAAACAACAAAGAAATCTTCTGTTTCTTGTTCTAATAAAAATGCTTTGGCAATTAATCTAGCAATAGAAAAACGTTTTTTATCTGTTACTCTTGTAACAACCATACCATTCGCTTTATATAGAGTGCCTCGATTAATTGTATATCCAAAATGAGATGTATATTGTACTACTTTATCTGAGTATACAAAAAAGCCATCAATGACTTTACATACACCGTTCTTAACATCTTTTTGAATTTGTTCTTTTGGAATACGCTCTTGTTGCATACATTTTCTCCTTATAAAATAATTATAGCCACCCAGTATTATACAAGGTGGCTATAATTAATACATGCCTTTTACAATTTCGGCATCATATTTTCTTTTTTTATTTATTATTTTTTGACCAATTTCGTCATAAGAATCTTTAACGATTAATTGATATACAAATACTGTATCATGAATTGAATCTGCACGCTCAAGTCTGCCATGTCGTTGTGTTTGTATTGCATAACTATCCGCAGCTTCATATTCGATTAGATACTTACAAGCATTGAGATTTAAACCTTCCGCGCCGCTGTCAGAGCATAATAAAATTTTATAATTATTCATATTTTTAAATTTATTATATACTTCATTATATCTATCTTGGCCAGAAATACCACCATTAACATATGCAATACCAACATCTTTAATAGATTTCATTTCTCTGACGCGATTAGTAATCACATCTTGCATACGTCTAAATTTAGAAAAGATACAAACTTTTTCACCAGATTCAATGATTTCTTCAATTAGATTCATTAATAAATCTAATTTATGATTTTCTTTACACCCAGTTATGTATTGTTTAGCCATTTCACTTTCTGATTCAGATAATAATAATTCTGAATTAGCAAGCTCTTGAGCAAAAGCTTGTCTAGCCATAATACCAGCATCTAATTTAGCACGCTCTTCGTTATGTAATGCTTCAGCAGGAGATAATGTTTTGTCTAATGCTTCTAGTTTGCGTTTCATTTCAGCTAATTCGTCTAATAATTTATTAGACATTTCTAATTGTTCTGGTTCAAATTCACAATATAACTGATTAACAACTAGCTGAGGTAATTGTTTTGCCACTTCTTTTTTATCTTTAATTATCATATATGGTTTAATTTTCGTGTGCAATTGTTTAGTATTTTTAGCACCAATAACACGACCATAACCACCATATTTTAAATACAAAGAAGAAAAATCAGATTTCTTAGGAAATAATTCTGGTTGTATAAATTTGAATAGACCATAAATATCTTCTGGATTATTTTGAACTGGTGTAGCAGTAGCTCCAATAGTCATTTTAGCATTACCAAATTTAGCTAATGCTTTATTTCTTTTTGAAGTATTTGACTTAGCATATTGTATTTCGTCAGCAGCAACGAATTCTAAATTCATTGCTAATAATTCTTTGCTGACTTCTTTATCTAACAAAGTTTCATAATTACAAATATACAAATCGTAGCCTTTAAATTGATTTTTAAATAATTGGCTACGTTCTTTTTTTAATTGTTTGATTTCTTCTTTTAATTCTTTAGTTTTTTCTTTTTTAAATTCTCTTGTTTTAATTCTATTTGTTATATTAGAAGTTAATTCTGAATATGTTTTAATAACAGTAGCTTTTAAATCAGAGAATTTACCAACTTCTTGTTGCCATTGATATTTCAAACTAGCTTTTACAATAATAAGACCAGGACCATTAATTACATTTTTATGCAAAGCTTCTAAATACGAACAAATAACGATAACAGTTTTGCCAGCTCCGCAAGGCAGGACAGTAAGGGCCTTTTTATTATGCAAAATAAAATTTGCAACCTCTTTTTGATAGTCATAAGGTTGCAATTTCATACAAGAACCTAAATTAAAATACGAATCTACAGAAAATTTATTTTCTAATTCATTATAAATTTGCTCAGATACAATCCAAGTTTTATTATCTAAATTATATTGAACTTTACCAGAATTAAAAAGACAAAATAAATAATTAAGGTCTTCCTTAGAAACAGAATTAATTTCAATTTCATAGAAAGACCCTTCTTTTGATTTTAATACTAATTGTTTCATATCTATAGTATTACATGCGTTTAATATATTTGTCATCAATTTCTTTTAAAAATCTTGATTCTTCATAATTTCTCCAAGCTCCGCGAGAGTTAGATTTATTATGACGAGTCAGAAATAAAAGAGATTTAGCACGAGTCATACCAACGTAAAATAAACGACGTTCTTCTTCTTCCATATGAGATTTAATAGCCATGAAAGAAGGAATTTGCATTTCGCTACAACCAATAATAATAACGATTGGCCATTCTAACCCTTTAGAAGAATGAATGGTAGTTAATGTTACACCACCATGTTTATTTTCAGATTCTTGTTGACCTACAACCATTGCATCTAATAAATCTTGTAACGTTACAGATTGTTTAGCGATAGCAATTAATTCATTAACAATTTGCCAACGAGCTTCAAATTCTTCAGCATCTTTTGTTTTCTTAATAAATTCTTTATAGTTTACTGCTTCAACTACTAGTTCAATTAACATAGCAGGTGTCATAAAAGAACTACCTTCTTGAATTTGTTCTAATACTGCACAAAAATTAGCTAATCCAATTTTTTGTTTAGCAGATAATCCTTTACAAGATAATAATACTTGTTTCATAGAAGCAATATCTTTAACAGAATCTACACTATGTAAGAAATGAAATGTTAATGTTTCAATAGCTTTTTCTCCAAAACCTCGTTTAGGTACTTGAAGAGCACGACAAATAGAAGTAAAATCTTTTGGATTATTGAATACTTGCAAGTAAGAAATAACATCTTTTACTTCTGCTCGATTATAGAAAGGTAATCCATTTACAATATGATAATTTACTCCATTTGCTAAAAAAGAATCTTCTACTGTTCGACCTAAATAAGACATGCGATACAATACAGCAATATCTTCTTCTTTATAGCCTTGTTTAATACAAGATTTAACGATTTGAGTTACACGAGTCGCTTCTTTTTTATGAGTATCTAATTCAAAACTAACAATAGGAGCACCCACTTCACCTTCCGAATAAGCTACTTTATCAAATAGTTTAGTATTATTCGCTACCACAGAATTAGAAGCATTAACGATAGTTTGACTAGAACGATAATTTTGTTCTAGTTTATATATAATTAAATTATTGTCTTTAATGAACTGTGCCCAATAATTTACATCAGAGCCACGAAACGCATAAATCGATTGGTCGTTATCTCCAACCATGCATAAATGAGAATAATGACCACACAACAATTTAATAAAACGTAGGTCCTGACTACTGCTATCTTGAACCTCGTCGGCCATGATATATTGGTATTGAGAATTAACTTCTTGCAATACAGAATTAAAATTTTCTAAAATTTTAATCGTATAATAAATTAAGTCATCAAAATTAAAAGCATTTTGTGCTTTTAAAATTTGCTGAAACTCTTTATAAATATGTGCATATTCAATATGTTCTTCTTCTAATGCAATAGTATCATCAGGAGATAACATATTTAATCTACAATCTGAAATATAAGATTTAACAAAACCTAAATCAAAATCTAATTCATTTCTTTTTAAAATACCCATAATAATTTCATCACATTGTTCAGGGTCATAAATAGAAAATGGATTAGAAAATCCAATTAAATGACAATATTTTCTTAGTAATTTTACACAAAAAGCGTGATAGGTACATACTGTTAAATTTTCAGCTTGTTCTCCAGCTACTTTAATAATACGGTCCTTCATTTCTTCGGCTGCTTTTTTAGTAAATGTAAACATTAAAATATTTTCTGGTTTAACACCATCAATCATCATATACGATACTCTTTGAGTGATACAATAAGTTTTCCCAGAACCAGCAGATGCGATAACTACCATGTTTTTTTTGTAATTCATAACTGGTAATTTTTGTTGGTCATTTAACTGTGATAGAATTTCTTCTTTCGTCTTCATTTTATTTTAATCTCCTTTCTAAAAATAGGAGATTAAAATCTCCTATTTTAAATTTAAAAATTGGTCTGGATTATCAGACATATAAAATTCACTTTTATCTTTAGATTCTGCAATAGAACCATTAATAACTTGCATAACTTGGTCTACTGCTTCATGACATTGTTGACCAATAAAACCTTGTAGTGTTTCAACCTGAATATTGCCTTTTTTATCAATAATTACTTTAACACGTTTTTCCATTTGTAATCTTCTCCTTGTCTTAATTTAATATTAAATGCTGTATCCATTACTTGTTTAATTGCTGGGATAAAATGATTTAACATAGTTTTTATTTTAATTTCATCATCTTTACTAGAAAATTCTAATGTATTATTTTCTACTACCATTACTTTACAAATCATAGAATCAAATTCATTCACACATTTAATAATATATTGAACATTTGTATTTACACATTCATATCGAACAGAAAAAGATGTATTATTAATCTCTTTCTTGCTACTTGCAAAAGCAAGCATGCTATGTAAAAAACATAGCATATTTTGTCTTTCATTTAAACACATATATACTTTCATTTTTGTCTCCTAAAAATAACTTTAGGACACATAATGAACTATGTGTCCTAACTATTTACTTATTAATAACAATAAGCACCAATTTCAATTTCGCCCTGTTGATTTTGTTCAACATTTTCAACAATATAACCAGATTGTTCTAATTGTTGCATTACATTAAATTTTTGATATTGTTGAGATAATTCATCTACAAAAGTTTTTTCTTTAAGACCTGTCATCCAAAAGTCGCCAACAACTTTTAAATGATTTTCTTCATCACCTTTTAGCACAATACCAAGACAATTATCTGCAAAAGAAGCATCTACTGCATCACCATCATTACCATGACGGAATTTAATAGATTTAACTGTCCAATCCAATTGAACACCAAGAGCTTCCATAGCTTTATTTAACAAATCAACTTTTACATTTTTCAATACATCACAAGTATAACGACGATAACAAGACATTTTAATGTCCTCCTTTTTAAAAATAAAATTATTTATTATCTACAAAATAAGTATTCCATTCTTTAATGTGTTGATTTAAAGTTAAGAAATAATAATGTCCTATATCATAAGATGCTGGACAAATTTCTAAAGTAGTAATATCATTCATATTCTCAGACTCCATAACAGAATCCATGATATCATTTTCTAAATCAGCAACAACAGAAACACCTTCTTGTTCATAAATATTATGAATACAACGAATAAAATCTTCAATGAATTTTTGATGTAATTCAATTTTAAATTCATCTTCGATTAAATCAAGTGCCCAATCAGATGTCCAAAAAGTAGTTTTATCATTTACTTCTATTCCATTAATTGTGCCCTTAAATTCTTGAATAATCTCACGTTTCATTATACTCCACCTCCTTATTACAAATCAAGGTCTAATACAGAAGCTTTACGTTTATTTTCTTTTACTTCATCTTCTGCCACTTTTCTTGCTCTATCTTTACAATATTGTTCCAATACAGCAATTTTTTCTTTAGAAGATGTAGCAATAGGAATTACTTCTTCAATCGCCTTATCAATATCTTCGAGAACGATAGTTTTATCTTCTTGATTCATAGTGCGAATATAATTAATACGTTTTAGATTTTTAACTACTTGTTGAATTTCAGCACCTACAAATCGTTCAGTGTGTCGTACAGCATATTGTAATAAAATATCATCTAATACTACATTCTTTTTATTTAAATGTACATTAAAGATAGCTTCCCGTTCAGATGTGGTAGGTAAAGAAAAATACCATTGAGCATCAATACGACCAGAACGTGTAAATTCTGGAGGTAATACGCTCACATCATTAGAAGTCATAATTACATATACACCATTATTGTTATCTTGCATAAACTCTAATAGTGTTTTCATAACACGAGCACCTACGCCACCATCAGTATTTTGCGAAAGTGCACCACCCACAGCTTTCTCCACCTCATCGAGAAGGAGAACGCATGGAGCACATTGTTTAACAACTTCCATCGCATATGCTATATTTCGTTCTGATTCGCCAACCATACGATTCATGATTTTATCCATAGATAATTTAATTAAAGGTACACCTAATTCACCAGCAAATGCTTCAGCACTCATAGTTTTGGAAGTACCTGGAATACCTAAGAATAAAGCACCTTTTGGCATATCAAGACCAGCTTTTTGAGCTTCTTCGGACATAGAAATTTGCTGTTCGTGCAACCAATCTTTTAAAATAGCATTCCCGCCAATATCTTTCATGGAAATTTCTGGAATTTTATAATCTAGTACACCAGATTTCTTTACGATATTGATTTTAGATTGAGATAAATACGTAGCATCAAGTTTCTTAAATTTAACGATAGATTCTTTAGATAATTGAGAAATATCTTTAATCGTTAATCCAGAACACATATTAACAAGTACATCTAATTCTTCTTTAGTTGGTAATTGAATTTCTTCACGTTTTTCTTCTGGAGCTCGATTTTTTAATTTTTCTAATGTCTTAATTGGAGTAGCTGTCAAAAAGTTAAAAATATCTTGTTTGGAAGGTAACGTATATTCAAATATTTTAAATAAATGAGCAATAGAAGGATGTACTGTGTTTGGAGATACAACAATAATAGGTGTATACGATACAGGTTTACGTCCTTCTTTTACATCACGAATATATCGTGCAGTTTTAGGATTTTGAAACAGTGGGTCTAAGTCTTTTAAAATCCAAATATTTTTTGTATTAACATTATCTTCATCAAAAGAATCAGGAATAATACCTAACTCAAATAATTGAGGAGGTTCTTTCATTCCTACATTTACTTTTTCATAATTAGGCCCAGTAATTAAATCTACTGGTACTACACCTAATGTATTAGACCATTCTTTAATATTACAGAATTTAAATTTTTCCATGCCAGAAAGCATATATAAAAAATCTTCTAAAAAATCTGCTTCCTCAATAGTCTGAACCCAAATACATTCAGTTCTCGCAGAAAGCAAATCTTTTAGTTCTGATAAATCTCTCATTATAGTTCCTTTCTTATTTTTGTCTACAAATCGATATCCAATTCAAATGTATCTGAATTTCTATCTTCTTCTAATTCTTGTAGAAAACGTTTTGAATATGTAAAGAAATCTTCTTCTTGTTTTCTTTCTACATATACAGGTACATTAATTTTCTTACTTAGATTAATCGCTGCTTTACAATCAATTATATGATTTCTGCTTGTATAATTAGCAATATCATCTAAAATAATATAACGACCAGGATATCGTTTTTGGTTTGGAATAAAATTAATAACTGCCTTATCGATACTTTTAATAGAAATATCAGAAATAACATTTGATAATACAATTTTTTCTTCTTCAAAACTAATTTTTTCAAAAGTGGTTAAAATTGTATCGTTATATTCAATATATCCAAAGCCTTTTAATTGCAAATCCTGGTGAATAACATTTTCTTTAGCGAATAATTCTTGTAAAATATTATTTTTAATTGTGTCTTTAATAGATTGGATAAATGTATTTTCATCAATACTATCCATTTGTTCATTAATAGTATCAAGAACTGCATTAGCTAATAAATTAACATTATAAGATTGAGCAAACTTATATTTATTTAATTTACCAATAACAGTACCTGTTTCACTAGGTTTATCATATTCATAAACATAATCAATAATATTTTCGTCAAATATATTTTTTATATCTTGTGTATTCAAAAGATATGTCATCGGCATAATTCTTTTAATCGGTAACGATTTTTGATTAAAGAATTCGAATGTTTTTTCATCGACATATACAGTTGTATCTTTAAATTTTTTCTCAGCTAGTATCATATTTTTCCTTATTTTTTCATATGGAAAATCAAGTTATCTTTCTCATCTAATGAAATACCACTTAAAATTCCAGCAGGCATTCCAATTTCTTTCTTACAATCGTATACAACTTGATTTCCAGAACCAATTACGTTAGTAAAACCATCTTTAATATCATGGTCAAATTGATGCAATTCTTGTTTATATTCCCCATCGATAATAATGTCGCATACATCGAATAATGGTTCTAACCCCATATCATAGATATCATTAATTGTATAATGCGTGATAACAATAATATGATGACCTAATGTTTTAAGTCGCTCACATACTTCAATTAATGGCCAAGCTTGGTCTAATGGTTCTCCTCCTACAAAAGTTACATATTTACTTCCAAATTTATGAATTTGATAAGCAACTTCTGTACAAGAAGAAAGAGCTGTGTAAACATCTTGTTCCCACAGCTCTGGATTAAAACAACCAGGACATGGAGTACCCTCTCTGGCAATTCGACAGCCAGCAAGGAACACTTCAGTCCTAATATTATCATATGGAGATGGACCAGAAGCATCAGACTCCCATTTAACATCGTAAATCTTTAACTTATTTTCCATCCTAATTCTTTCTTTTATTTTATGTAAGAATGTCCATCGTCATCAATTGTTACAACAACAGCTCCACATTGTTTACATACATATTCAGTTCGTTTGTTAATAGACTGATATGTATTATGTTTGCTATTGAGTAATTGAGTGATTTCTCGTTTAATTAATTCAGTATGATTACATTCTTTACATTTAACTAAATTTAAATCTTCAGCAAATAATAAAGCCATTAGCTTTCACCTTGTGTTGCAATTAAATTTTCAATATAAGCAACAAAGTCTTTAATAGAATTTGGCTTTAACATAAGGACACTTTTAACAGCTCCTTCTGTAAATTCAGAAACAAGGTCGTCTAATTCAGAATCAGAAACTTGATAATTTTCTTGGAATTGTTGAATATAATTCCATTCGGTTTTATATTTTTCAATTTCTTCTTCTGACCATGGATTTTGTTCTTCCATATCTAAGAATTCTTGTTCTTCTTCTGTTAAGTATAAGTCAGCGCCAATACCAAACATAGAAGCTGCTTTTTTGAGTGCATCAGTAGAAGCGACTTTATATAAGTTTTGGTTGTCTTGAGCACCCATTTTAAGAATCGATACTTTAGAACCATATGCCTGTTTGGATAGCGGAATTAAATTTCCATTATCATCTGTAACCATAGCTGTTAATGTACCAAGCACATGACACACTTGACCAGGTTTAGCACCACTAATATCTTCTAACCATGCTTTATCTACTTTCCAATTCCAGCAATATCCGAAAGCAGCATTTAATTTTCTTACTACAGTATATCCTGTAATATAAGATAATGTTGTACCACTTTGTTGACGCTTACGAATTAAAGTAGGGTCAGTTTGTTGACTGAGGAGCTTTTGCAGCCCCTCATCAATTTTTAAAGGTTTAACCATTTAATTCCTTTCTTAACCATTAACTAATTGCATTTCAGTTTTAATGGCAGATGCCATTGTAATGCAAATATCTGATTTATATTTAATCATTTTCATGATTTCATTAAGAGCATTATATCGCATTTGTACTGCATTAATCAATGTAATGTAGTTAATTTCTTGACCATTAATTTTTGCTTTCATTAATGCTAAAGTACCACTACGTTTACGTTCTTCAGAATTAGAACCAGTAGAGTTAGCAATTTTAAATGCAGTCGCAGAACCGAAATCTTTATTTATGAGAGAATCATAAATTTTCTTTTGTTCTAAATAATGAGGCATAACTTCATCGTTTAATGCACACAAATCTGCTAATGTAAATTTCAAGGTACCAGGGTTCATATCTGCTTCAATACGAATATTAGTTACTTTATCCAAGAAATATTTTTCTTTTTCTTTCCATTCATCATCAACAAAATAATTTAAATATTCAGCGGTAGATACATTAACATCAATTTGGTCACCAAGAACATCAATAGTAGTCATACCAATTTTTTCTACTTCTTCATGTTTCTTAGAAGATTTCTTTTTAGATTTTTTATCTTCTTTATCAATTTCTTCTTCAATAGCATTAAGAATTGGATTTTCTTCTTCAGAAGATTCTTCAGTAGATTCATCTGTTGTTTCTTCTTTATGTTTACGAGGACGACCACGACGTTTAGGTTTTTCTTCTACTCCTTCCTCTCCAATAGTTTCTTCTGTAGTTTTGGATTCTTCTTTAACTGTTTCTTCAGTTTCTTCAGATGCAGTGTCTTCGGCAATGATTTCATTTTCGTTTTCCTCTTCTTCTGCTACAACTGGTTGTATAGTTTCATAATCTTTATCTTCAGAAGGCATATTATTTGCTACAGGTTCAGATTCTTCCGCAACTTGTGTTTCTTCTGTAACAGTTTCTGGTTCGTCAACCTTTGGTTCTTCCTTTGTATCAACAGTAGGTACATCTTTTTCTTCTTTGTGAGAACTGGGTTGTTTTGCTTCAACAATTTCTTCTAATGTTTTAGGAGCTTCAGTAGCATTTTGTTGAGCAGCTTCCATTTCGGCACGTTTTTGTTTAATTCTATCTAGTAAAGACATATTGTATTTCCTTTCTTTGTCTTCTATAGCCATCCATTTTGATGACAAAAATCGAAAGCTTTTTTAAAACCTTCCATAAATTCTAATTCTTCTTGTTCACATAACTCCTCATCTTTAATTTCTCTTTGTTGAATTAAAAATGTAGGAGATTGAATAGCAATAGCATCTATAAATCCAATCTTAAAAAAATTATTTTTACTCTTATTAAAAGATGCATCGCTAAATACATTAAATACTGAACTACCTAAACAAATAATTAAATTGGGGTTCATAGTTTCAATTAAATTATCAAGATATATTTTGCAACTATTTAATTCTTCAAAAGCAAATGGCCTAATTATAGTTTCATTATTAATAATAATTTTTGACAAACAATTTACCATATTTACAAAATAAAATTGCTCTTCTTTTACATTATATTCTTCAAATACAGTAGAAAGAATTTCTTTTTCTTGCGTACCTTCTAATACAGAAACAATATCTTTATCTAATTGTAATTGACTTTGTAAAGGCTGTTCACAAATTATTAAAATATTAGCATTAATATTTCCATAAGGAATTGTCTTAAATCCAGAATAACGATTAGGGCAATAATCACATTCTTCAATATAATTATTAATTTTATTAATCATCATTGGCTTCACAAGATTTTTAACATATAATAAAGGATTATTTGGATTTTCCTCTTGAATTAATTGTAATATTTTTTCTTCATTCATGGCCAATCCTCTTCTTTTACTAATTCTTTAGCTAATGCTAATTCAGCTCTTAATTCATTAATTTTAGCATTTAATACATCTTGATGTTTAAGAAGAATTTCTTTATCTCTTTCAAGAACTTTTTTAGAACGTCTATCTTCGACCATGGTTTTAACCATGGACATAATTTGTTCTTGCTCTGTAATGACATATACTTGTGGGTCTGTCTCAAAAAAAGAGAATTTTAAATAATAGAAATCCATATTTTCGGCTAATGCTTCTCTTTTTAATTTGGATAACCACTTTTCTTGAATCGTAAATGTTTTTTTACCAGGAGCTTGTTCAACAGTTCTTGTTTTTAACTCTTCCATGACATTAATAAGCCCGCGAATTTGCTCGTCGCCTTTCTCTATAACAGTAGCACCACTATTAAGAGTCATTGAACTTCTAATGTCATCTTTTAATAACTTAGAATTAGCAACATGATTTTTATATTCAAAACCAGAACCTTGTCGTTTATCTTGTTTTTGTTGTCGTTTATTAAGGCCCTTTTTTATTTTAACTTCTTTTTCCTCAAATAATTGACCATCTATTAAACAACCAAAACATTTGGCAGTTCCAATATGTTTACAATTCTCATGTCCCCATTCACATTCTGACAAATAATACCTCTCTTTCTACGAAATATATAATAAAAAGTATGCCAAGGAATTGGCATACCATTATTGTACAAGGTTCGCAAAAGAATTATTAAAATAATTAAGCAGGATATAATGTTCTATACCCTGCTTTTATTATATCATTATTTAGTTTCTTTATCAGCTTTTTTCTTTTTAGTCTTTTTAAGACTGCTCTTTAATTCTTCTTGAGCTTTTACTTCATCTGGAATTGTTTCTTCAATGACTTTAGATTCATTTTCAATTTCTTTAATTTCATCTTGAGACAATTCTTTTACAGAAGCAGAACCATCGAATAAAGATTTAAACTCCATCCATTTGTCTGGATTATTATGGAAAAATTCTTTCATCGCAGCACGACCATTGAATTTTTCAATCACTTCGCCATTGCCATCAAGCCAATTAATCCACGCACCACGTTGTACTAATACACCAGAATTAAATGCTTCTTCAATAACTTCAAGCATTTGGTCAATACCTTTACCAAAAATAGCATAGTAGTCTACTTGTACATATGGATTACGATTAGAAATTGTATGGTTCTTCTTAACATTAACATGAATCTTAACGCCTTCTTCTTTAGTAATCGGGTCACTAGGTCCAATAGAACGTTTTCTCATATCTAATGTTAAGGAAGACCAATATTGAATAGCCGCTCCTCCGCTGATAATAAGTGGGTCACGACTCATACTTCCAATGTCAGTGGACAAATGTCCAACCATAATGAACGCTACATTATGTTTAGCAACCAATGCTGTAAATTTACGAGACATTTTAGCATTTTGTCGAGCCGCTAAAGCTACTTGTGTTTCTGTTAAAGATGCTTCATTTTCTTTCTGAGGAATCAAAGCCTTTAAAGAATTAATAGCTACTAAATCAACACTATCAGATTCAATAATAGATTGAACCATATCTAATGTAGCTTCAGAACCAATTTCTGGGTCAAATGGAATAAAAATTAATCGATTAGGGTCTACACCAAAAGTATCGACAATATATTCTTTATCCATTGAATGTTCTGACTCAATCCATAAAGCCGTAAACGTGTTTGAACGACTTTGCTCTTTTGCAATTGTCTCCATCACGAGACTGGTTTTCGTTTATACCGTCGGTTTCCCGATATTTATTAGCGGACTAGACTATATCTTTACCTTAAATTGAAGGTATCCTCCATATAGTCGTTGAACCTTCTCTTACGAGCTTGGCTGCTGATTATCAATTATAAAGTACTTAGGATTTAACCATATACCATCTTAATATTTTTTTCTACTTTCATAACATTCACGCTCATATCTTATAAAGATATCACGTTGTAGTATATTAAGCTTTACGATTTCCCAGCAATTTGAAGGAATATCAATACTCATTTCTGAATATTGAGGCTATTTTTATTATTGACAAATTTATTATATTTTCTATGAAGATAAATAGTTGCATCTTTATAAAGATAATTAAAAATCTCATTTAAATCTTTTTTACTAGCATGTGACCATCTATGACCTTGACCATCCATACTAAAATATCCTGCCTTTGAAATATTTGTATTATTTCTAAGCTTTTCAATATATTTATCTAAAAAATCTTTAGTACTATTTAACATAAATTTATTATCAAAAATACTTCCATTTCCATCAAAATATCCACGCATAAAATGATGAATTAAATTATCCGGAACTTGTTTTTTTGTTGGAAATTTAATTATTAAAGATTTTTTTTGCATACAACCAAGTTTTTTTAAGTCTTGACTTATTTCTTTTGAATACAAAGTTAATCTATTACATGGAAATATTTTTCCATTTAAATTAACTTCTTTATATTTTATATCATATACAGATTGACAATCTTTTTTTAATTCTTCAAGAATATATTTATCTTCATCTTTTAAAGTCATTTCAACTTGATAAAGTTTTTCATTATTATATCCATCAGCATATAAAAAACCAAGCCAATAAGCTTTATGTTCATCATCAATTATTTTGAAATAATCATGATTAATTTTTTCATAATATCCTTTATGGCTACCAAACGGTCTTAATTTAACCTTTTTTATTTTTAAAATTGACATAATTCTTTCTTGTCCAATTCTAGTCATTTTAGATAATTCTTTAATCGAGTGATTATTATAATTATCTATCAAAACTTTTATAGTTTCTTCATCTGGCATTGTTACATGACTATATAGACCATTATCAATTAATATATCTGATACTTGTCCAAAAGTTAAATTAAGTGTTCTAGCTATTCTTTTATATCCTACTCTTTGTTTTCTTAATGAAATAACTTCATTTATAATTTTTTTATCCATGTGGTACCTCTTATACTAACTTAATATATTTTATATAGTATAGTTTACCACTATCATTTTTGCCTGTCAAATAATATTTACATAACCTGAATCTTCGCGGCCCACAACGAGTGTACACCGCTTGCGAGGAAAACCACCACCAATAGCACTATTTAAACTAATTGATGGAGTAGGAATTCTAGTAACTGATAACTGTTCTTCGATTTCTTTATTATTAGCAATCCTGCCAATTACAGCTTTATTATATTTTTTATTAATTTTAGCTGTAATAGCATCAATTATTGCTATTTTATCAGCTAATGTTTTTGCTTCACTCATGATTAACTTCCTCTTTAATGTTATTTACTAAATTCTGTAAAAATTGGATATTGCTTTCGTACTGTTTAACTTGTGTATAGGTATCTACATTTTTAATAGCTTTAATTTGTTGTAAACGTTCTTCTAGTAAAAATATAGTTGCTCTAAAGATTGGTTTTAATATAAATAAATTTCTTTCATGTTTATCTTTATCTACAGAAATTTCTAAACAAATTTCACATAAGTCACCAATTCCTTTTTGAAGAGCATTATCTCCTTGAAGAGGAGAATCATCAGAAGCTAAACCAAGATATTGAATAAATCCTTGTTTAATCATTTCATTCATTAGCTTCTTCCTCCTCTTCTTTAGGACCTACAGTAATAGCATTTACATAATCATCGTCGTCGAAACGAATCATTTTAACGCCTTGTCCAGTACGTTTCTTTAATGGAATATCTTCGGCTCTTAATTTAATGATTTTACCATTTACTGTAATAATATAAATTGTATTTTCATCTTCAATAGGAGCACCACCAACAATAGTGCCAGATTTCTCATTAACTTTATAACAACGAGAGCCCTTAGCATTACGATTTGTAATTCTGAAGTCTTCAATGTTACATACTTTACCAATACCATTTTTAGTAACGATAGCAATTTGACCATCTTCTTTTACATGAAGAGAAGACACAACAATATCACCATCATTTAATTTAACAGTATTCACGCCGCCAGAATTTCTTGATTGCATATTAACAGATGAAGCTTTTAAATGAATTAACATACCTTGTTCTGTAATAAAAGCTAAATCTTGATTTAAATCTTTTACGATAGAACATTCAACTAATTCATCTTCATCTCTTAACTTAATAGCCTTGTAAGCTCTAGCTCGTGTAGGTAAATCTTTAGTAGAAGTAATTTTAGCACGACCTTGCTTAGTTACGAATAAAACCATTAAGTCTTCTTTATCGGTATAGGATAATACATTAACAATTTTTTCTCCTTCTTGAAGAGGAATATAATTATTAATATATTTACCTAATGCATTTTTAGAGACTACAGGAATTTTATAAGCAGGAAGTAATAAAAATCTACCAGTATTAGTCGCGAAGATTAAATCATCATGAGTTTGCATAGAATACAATTGCGTTACAAAATCATCTTCACGAGTATTGGCATTAACACCTTTACCGCCACGATTTTGTGCAGAATATTCATTTGCTTTAACAGCTTTAATCATATTGTTGTGAGTAATGGCGACAACTACATCTTCATTTTTAATGAAGTCACGTTGGTCAACGCTTTCGTCTACATAATCTACGATAGCTGTTTTGCGTTCATCTTTTTCAAATTGTTTCGCAACTTGTTGAATTTCAGAACGAGTGTATTTAATTAATTCCATTTCATTATGAAGAATAGTAGATAAGAAATTCATCTTAGTATTTAATTCTTCATATTCTTCATTATATTTTTGAATGGATTCTTCATTTAAAGTATATAATCTTAAATTAGCAACTGCCTTGGCTTGTTTATCATCAAAAGCATATCGTTCTTTTAAAGATTCTACAGACTCATTTAATGAAGTGGCATTAGAAACTAATTCAATCGTTACATTTTTAGTTTCGAGAGCTTTAGTAATCGCTTCTACAATATGGAAACGTTCATCTAATTTATTATAATCATATTGGCATCGATTGCGAATTACCGTAATTGCATGCTCAATAAATGCTTCTAACATTTCTAATAAAGTTAAATTAACTCTTGGTTTTCCATCTTGTAAAGCAACATGACGCATACTAACATTAGATTGCATATCTGTATATTTGAAAATATTTTTAACAATCCAATCTACATTAGCTGTTTTCTTACACTCAATTACAATTCGCACGCCATCCATATTAGATTCATCGCGAATTTCTGTAATATCTGTAAGTTTTTCTTTACTTAATTCAACGATTTTAGTAACAGTATTTTTTTTACAAACACCCCAAGGAACTTCGTCGAATACAATTAAGATTTTATTCTTTTTGTCTTCTGTATGATACTTTCCTCGAAGTATAACTTTACCATGACCTTCTTTATAGGCTTTTATAGCATCAGCATAGCCTAAAATTTCGCCACCAGTCGGAAAATCTGGGACCTTAATAATATCAATTACTTCATCAATAGAAGTTTCTTTTTCTTCTAGTAAATTTTTAAAGATAACATCAATAGCTTGATATACATCTTTTACGTTATGAGGTAAGAAAGATGATGTTAAACCAACGGCAATACCTGTCGTAGGATTAGCTAATAATGCTGGGAACAATGTAGGTAACACTTCTGGCTCATATTCAGTCTCATCATAATTCAACTTCATGGGCACAGTATTCTTATCTACATCTTTTAACATTAGCTCTCCAGTACGACTTAAACGGCACTCGCTATAGCGCATAGATGCCGCAGGGTCGCGGTCTAAGCTACCAAAATTACCACGTCCATCCATTAATGGATAACGCATATTAAAATCTTGTGCTAGATTTACCATCGCATCATATACAGATGCATCCTGTTTGTTATTATCGCCAAGCTTTTTATCTTGACCTCTGGAGGTTTCCCTCATTTTCATCGGTTAGTCTTTTCTAACCCAGCATAGCATATCTTTTTATGCAATAATATTTTATTAAAAATAAAATACTCCATAAACACAGAGCGGCCTCGTGGGCAAATTATATTCTTACAAAAGTAAGGTTCATCGCCTATGCGTTGCGCCTGACTAATTTTTTAAGTTTAGCCTTCGGACTCGGATTAGGATATTAAACCCTCCCCGCTTAATTCCGCTCTCATAATCCATACCTTATATTATGGTTTTAGTATGGACGGTTTATTCTTTTTAATCAAATGTAAAGATTCTATTCTTGCTCTTTTATATTTTCTGTCTAAATAAATGTTTTTATTAATATTTATTGGATATAAATAACGAATAACATTTAATCTATTTACATTAAAATATACTCTATATGTATTATCATGAAAATGTATTTTAGTATGAGATGCATTACATTCTTTAATTAATGTATCTTGTACAAACTTACATATTTCATATGAACCACATAAATTTAATCGGTTTTTCTCAATTCCACCATCAGCATCAAATAATCCACGAATAAAATCAGGAATAAATCTTTTATCAATATTAGGAATATTTTTTCTATCAGCTTTTTTAAAAACACCTAATCTTTGTAAGTCAGAAACAATTTGTTTTCCTATCAATTCTATTTTTACTAACTTATTTCCAGTTATATTGTGATATTCTATTTTTACTGGGTTTTCTGCTTGAACACATTCTTTAAATTTATATAAATGTGATTCATCAATACCGCCTAATTTTATTGCTAATAAATTTCTGCCTTCGTGAATATATCCATCACCAAAAATAAAACCCAACCAATAGGCTTTATCATGGTCATCAATTTCATTAAAATAATATTCGTTATAAATATATTTATTATTAGTGAAATCTGTAATTCCAAAATTTTCTTCTAATCTTCTGGAAACAGTTTGTCCGCTAATACCAAATTGTTTGCCAATTTTATTAATTGGCATTTTTTCTTCAGAAAATAATCTATACATTTCATCTATTTGTTCTTTAGTAATTTGAATTCTAGCTGGCATGTTATGCCTCCTTTTTATAATAATTATTTTTTTAATGTATAACTATTATAAAATTTTTTTAGCTATTGGTCAATATGTTGGAACAAAACATGAATATTGCTCAACCGTGAGGATGGTAGGACCCGAGTACATAGCCGACAGTCTTTGCCGACTTTTTATATTTACTAGATGGAAACAATTTTAATTCATACATGCCATATAATATTCTACGATGAACTGGTTTTAATCCATCTCGAATATCAGGAACTGCTCGGTCATTAATTACATACTTAGCATATTCCATATATTGCTGTTTCATACGTTCAGCAAAAGGCATTTGAATTACATTGCCTATTGGAAATACTTCTTTAGCCATTATTTAATGCCTCTTCTTCTTTCCATAAAGATGCTTCATTAATTACTACTTCTTGAATAGTTCTAGTTTTTTCTTCTTTAGTAGTGTAGGTTCTTGATTGGAAACGACCACACAAAGAAATTTCGTCGCCAATTTTAAAATCTTCTACATCATTAACTAGACTATCCCAAGCAACACATTGAATATAGTCACTAACGACTTTAGTGCTATTTTCATGTGGTCTATGAATAGCAACTACAAATGAAGCAATCTTATTATGATTATTAATTTGTCTAATTTTTGGTTCCCTAGTTACAATACCATTAATTAAATGTTCATTACGAGTACAATATTCTTCATACTCATCTTCATTGACTTTAAAGATATGATTCGCAAACACAAACGTTTCGATAATATTTTTACCATCATCATCTTGTGCTTTACGACTACTAACAGAACCATCGACTTGAAGCAAGTCGCCAACTTGAATAGTTTTAGCAAGAGGATACCCTAAAATAATAGGAATCATATCTACTACTTCACTATCTTTCTTGCGAATACATTCTAACATGACTTTGTAAAATACCATTGTTTTACCAAGTTTATTTACAAATTCATATTCCTTCTCATTAGAAATAACTTTGCCATACAAAGTTAAAGAATTAAGAAATTCCATATTATTTAAATTCCTCCAATATAAATTCTCTTCTTGCGTCTACATCTTTACCCATACATAAACTTAATGCTTCTTCGGTATCTTCAATGTCATCAACTGTAATTTGTATAAGTATACGAGTTTCAGGGTTCATAGTAGTATCCCATAACTCTTGAGGGCTTTGCTCACCAAGCCCTTTATTACGACTTATAACCCAACCTTCAGTATCAAATTTTTCTAATTCTTCAGCATTAAGAATATACTTAGTTTCATTATTTTTATGCAATGTAAATAATGGAGGACATGCAGCATATACATATCCAGCTTCGATAATAGGACGCATGATACGATAAAAGTTAGTCATATGTAAACATTGAATATGACTGCCCGATGTACCCTCGGTTTCCCGATATTTTGTTAGAGGACTAGACTATATCTTTATCCGTTCTGGATAGCACCTCTATAGTCGTTACACATTTACGATATTATTTTAATATCGATTTAGCACGGTATTGCCATTGCTGGCCATTTCTGGCCCATCAGGTTCTCTTGATTATAGGAGCGCCTTCGTGCATTTTGCCTTATTCAACTCCAACCGTAAGCATATTATTAATTAATATACACCGCTCTAATAGCGTTAGGGTGCTCATAATCTCTTGTATTCCTACAAGGACGACTAATTCTTTTTTTAATCAACATCGGCATCTGATAATAAAATAATTCTATGATATTTTAATTTAGAGATGTCGAAATCTTGACCGATACCACAGCCAAGTACTTTTATCATATCTACTAATTTAGAGGAACTTATAATTTTATCATGAGAAGATTTTTCTGCATTTAAGATTTTACCAAAGACAGGTAAAATTGCTTGAAACTTATTATTACGTGCTTGTTTACAAGTTCCAGCGGCTGAATCCATTTGTGGACTATATCTTATTATTTTTATTATTAAAAATAACCTTATTGTTTCGGAATAAATGCTAATTCCTACTCTACTCAGTTCATATATAGTATATGCTTTTCGATAGTCTCTGAACGTTTTTCTTTTTTATTCATAAAAAAAAGAAACTTCGCTGCGGATTAATTTTATATTAATGATGTTACTATACCTTGGTCATTACCCTTGCCATTACTATGTCACCATACTAATTTAGTTATTAATATATATTAAATCTTTCCCGCAATTAAATAAGTTTAATGAGGGCAATTCAGCAGTTTACCCTCAACAAAGAAGATTTCACATTGTTCTGGGTCTTTACTAGAACATGCTGCTAAGTCTTCTACATAGCCACTAGCCGTAGCATTTTTAATACCACGAGCAGCGTTTCTTGCACGTTTAGCTGCTTCACGAGCTTTAGCGGCTTGAGCAATTTTTTCTAAGATAATTTTAGTACGTTTTTCATCTTTACAAAGATAATCATAGATAAAATCTTCTACGAAAGTTTTAATGCTATGTCTAATTTCAAGCATACCTAAATTACTTTTATCTTGCCCTTTAAAGTTAGGGTCTTTTAATTTAATGGAAATAATAGTTAAAAGACCTTCGAGTGAATCTGTTGATTCAATATTTTTAATTCCTTTTGGCTTATATTCATCGATATATTTTTTAATCGCAGAATTTAAACCCATTTTAAATCCAGTTTCATGGTCGCCACCTCGTTCAGTAGCTACATTATTAACAAAAGATTTAACATCTGAAGAATATGTATCTGTGTATACCAATGCAATATCTACATCTACAGTTTTTTCTTGATTATCTGTAGTAGATGCATATACAAGATTTTTATTCATTTCTACGATATCAATTAATTTTTGTTTACCTGTAGAAATTTTATTTACATATCCAATTAAACCTTCTGGACAATGAAATGTTTCTTCTTTAAATTCTTCAGCATCTTTTTCTAATAAAGAAAAATTAATTGTTAAACCTGGATTTAAATATGATAATTGTCGTAGACGTTTTTTAATATGACTAATATCATATTCTTCAATCGTCCACAATTCTTTATCTAATTTAAAAATTACAGTTGTTCCAGAATCTTTAGATTCATCTTTTTCAAATGGAACAACTTTAAGTCGTTGTGTAATGACACCTTTAGAAAATTCTGCATTATATTTTTTATTATTTTGGTTAATATATAATGAGAAATTTTCGCTAACTGCATTTACACAGGAAGCACCTACGCCATTCATCCCGCCCGTATTTGTCTTGTAAGCACCTTCCAATTGGGAGAACTTCAGTTATGTTATCATAAAAGTTTTTTATCTTTTATATCTTATAATTTCTTATAAGCTCAGCGTAACTTTTTACGTAAATATTTCATCTAAAACGTAGAATGGCCTCTTGGAGAAATTATATTCTTATTAAATAAGTTTCATTCTCTACGCGTTGCACCTGGTTATTCTTTTAAAAATAACCTTCAGTTCTGATTAGCATATCTTTCGACTTAGCCTTCCAGATTTTTTCCATTCTAATTATTTTTATTCTTCATTAGATTTGAATAAAAACGGCCAAAATATTAACCACCAGCGTGAAGTACAACCATTGCAACCTCTGCCTGAGAATAACCTTTCCATTCAGGGTCATCAGATGGTTTAGTTGGGATGCCACGACCATCATCTTTAACAGATACAATGTAATCGTCATTATCCCATAGCATAGACACATCAATTTGTTTACAATATCCAGCAGCATATTCATCGACTGAATTATCTACGATTTCAAATACACATTGGTCTTTAGAAGATAAATACATACCTTTTCTAAGACGAACGTTGTCTGGATACCGCAATACAGAAATTTTAGTTTCTTCTGCCATTTTTGTCTTTCCTTTTTAAAGAATTAAAAAATATAAATAAATATATGGATTGTATCTCACTGGATAACATTAATCCATATCATATTAATCTTCAAGCATTTCTGCTTTTAGACTACCTGTTTGATGTCGCAAAAACGATGCGACTGTTGCACGTAAGCATTCAGACATAGATAAATTATTATCTATCTCAGCATTAATATTATATGTTCGAGGCAAATTAGTCTGAGGATTAATTTCTGATGTATCAACAATAATCATTAAGATAACTTGTTTAAAATTAACAATATCTTTACGATACATAATCGTATATACATGTTCTAAGAATTCAAAATTAATTTTTTGTTTTTCTTTAAACACTAATTGTTTACCAAGATGTTCTGCTAAGTCATTGATTTGCTCATCGAGAATTGTCGGAGCTTCAATCATTTCATCATACATCTGTTGTTGTAAACGTTCTAATTCTTGATTATTTATTATTGTCACCTCCTTTAAAAAAAATAAATCATACTTTTTTCTATGTATTAAAAAATATATGATTTAATGTAAAAATGTGCCAATAGATATTTTTTAATATATATCTACTGACACATTTATTATACTATATTTTTGATATAAAGACCAGGGGATTTTCTATTATTATTTACCAAAAAGTTTCTTTTTAAGTGGAGAAGCACTAGGAGCTTTTGGAGCTGTTGGTGCACTTTCAGTTATAGTAGTAGTTGTAGATGTATTGCCACTATTATTTGCAACGATTACATCATTTACTAGTACATATAGTTGACCACGAACTACTTCACCGTCTTTTTCATAGTCATCGCCACGACGAAGTTCACCTTCGATAATCAATTGGTCACCATGATGTGCATAGTCTACAAGATATTTAGCGGTATAGCCAAATGCTGTAATTTGCATCAAATCATAATCATATTGACCATCTTTATTTTTATAACCACGACGAACATTTAAGAAACCGCGATAATAAGATTTAGGAATGTCTTGTTCATTTACATTACTTAGAATCTTGAATTTTTCAGATTTTGGAATAAAACCATTGAGATGTACAGAATTACGTACTGCCATTTAAAAACCTCTTTCTTGCCATCTAGGGCACTTAAAATGATTAGTGAAAATTAAAGTATCTTTTCACCCTAAAAAATTATATGTACAAAAATAGAACATAATTTTTGTATACCTACATTATACTAAATTATGTTCTATCTTGTAAACAAAAATACTATTAAGCTTCTTCAGTGAGCTCTTTTAAATATGTTACGAATGCAACGATATTAAATGGTTGAATGTCATCTACAGATTGATAGTTACCTTGGGAGAATAATTTAACAGCTTCGTTAACTTCTTCTTCACCATATTCTTCTACTGCTTTTTGTAGATATTCACATTCATTGGCAAAGTGATTAATCCAATATTCATCTTCCCAAGTATCATCAACAGTTACGTCACGTTCTTCTACTTTTACTACTTTAGGTTTAGCTTCGACTTTAATATTACTTTTTTTAGTTAATGCTTCATGACCAGTTGGTTTAATTTCTTGAACTGGAGTAGATTCAACAGTAGCTTTTACTTCTTCTGGAACTTCAGTTACAAGACCAGTAGTTGCAATAGCTAGTGCTAAAGATGCACAAATTTCAGCTTTTTTGGCTGGTTCAGTTACCATACCTAAATTTTTATTTGCTTCATTAATAAAGGCACGAAATGCCTCAGTCATAGTTGCCATTTTTATTTTTCCTCGCTTTTTTCTTCTAATACTTTTAATTGGTCGATATGCCAATCTGTTCTATCCTCATCTTCTACTTCGACAGTATCGACATAAATAATTAAACCATCTTCCTTATCTAAAGATGGCAAATCGAACATAACGTCACCAAGTACTCTTTCCATGACGCCACGCAAAGAGCGAGCACCTGTGCCACGTTCAATCGCTTCATGTGCAATTTGGATTAAAGCAGATTTAGAAAATTGTAAATCGAACCCATCTTCTTTAAATAATAATTGATATTGTTTTACTAATGCATTTTTTGGTTCTGTTAAAATTCTAACTAAATCTTCCTCACTCAAACTTTCAATTGGACATACAACTGGTACACGTCCTAAAAATTCTGGTAACATACCAAATTCTTTTAAATCTTCTACTGTGATACTATTAATAATTTTATTTTTTTCTTCTACAGTATCCTCTTTATTAGAATTCATTTTAGTACCAAATCCAATTTTATTTTTATCTTTACCTAGACGTTTTTTAATAATATCTTCGATGCCTTCAAAAGCTCCTGACATAATAAATAAAATATTTTCTGTATTTACTTTAATTGTTTCTTGTGTAGGATTTAATCGAGCACCAGATTTAGGGACATCTACAACAGAACCTTCAATTAATTTTAATAATCCTTGTTGAACAGCTTCATGAGCTGGGTCAGCAGAGGTAGCAATCTTCTTTTGCTTACGAGAAATCTTATCGATTTCATCAATATACACAATACCAACTTCTGCTTTTTCAATATCACCATCTGCCGCAGATACTAAATCACGTAAAATCGTTTCTACATCTCGACCTGCATAACCAGTTTGTGAGAAAGATGTAATATCTGCAATCGTAAATGGAACATTTAAAATCTTAGAAATGTGCTTAACAAGGGCTGTTTTACCGCATCCACTTTGGCCGCATAGAATCTGGTTACTTTTACCTAATTCTTGTACATCTTGATTATCTGGATTATTAATTTTCATTTTAATCATCTTATAATGATTATAAATATTAGTAGCTAACATTTTTTTAGCTATATCTTGTCCAATAATATATTGGTCAAGATGTTCTTTAACTTCTTGCGGTGTAATATTTAATGTGTCTAAAAATAATTGTTCTTCTAATTCTTCTTGTTGATACATTTGCCCTTCAAGAGTTTGGACTGGAATATTAGGAGTTACCGCATCATACATTTTATGGATGCAATCAGAACAAATAACTACATCTTTCGTGCGAAGCATCACAAGATTCGGGTTTTCTTCAGAATGTTTACCACAAATACTACATGTTAATTCTGCAATATCTTCAGCCATATTATTCTCTCACCTCCATAATTTCGTCAATTAAACCATATTCAAGAGCTTCTTGAGCTGTAAGCCATTTGTCTCGCTCCATATCAGCTTTAACTTGTTCAATATCTTTACCAGTATTGTTAGCAATAATTTCACTTAATTTATTTTTTAAGCTAAGGACATGTTTTAAAGAAATCTCCATGTCTGTTGCTTTACCTTGAGTACCAGCTGATACTTGATGTATCATGATTTGAGAATTAGGTAATGCATATCGTTTACCTTTAGTCCCACTAGACAATAAAAAAGCACCCATAGAACATGCTTCACCAATGCATACTGTATTTACATCACATTTAATGTAATTCATAACATCGTAAATACCAAGACCAGTATGTACTTCGCCACCAGGACTATCAATATACAGATAAATATCTGCATCTGGGTCTTCTGCTTCAAGATATAATAATTTTGCTTTAATGTCATTAGCCGATAACGGATTAACTTCTGTTGTTAACAAAATAATTCTATCTTCTAATAGCTTATCATAGACCGTCACTCTTTCCATATTTTGTCTACACCTTTCTTTTTCTAACTATATTTATATGTATTCTAAAATAGAATGACTAACAATATTATACAAGGAATACAAAAAAAGAATGTGATTCGAAAACCACATTCTTATTTCATATATCATAGAGGAGAAAAAGGAGGTCATAAGATTATTCACCTCATGACCTCCATGATATATTGCTAATATATCTGCTCGCTCTAAAAATCTAATCCATATATTAAAGAAAAAACTCTGATACGAGATTTTATAATGATTGATGATTTATGGATTGTTCGATTAATTATAATGATTAACTTGTTAATTAATGATTAATAGATTAATAGTAAAGATTAATGATTAATGATTACTCACACTTTCAAAGTCAATGTGCGAACTCTTTAATCCACATCACTCAGCACGCCAATTGTATCTGTCTATCTTAGTCGTGCTGTAGTATCGGATTTACCATTGTCATCTTTTTATATGTGTAATGCCTATTGGAGTTTTGGATTTACTAGAATTACTCATGGCACATTACTTTTCCAAAAACCTAGAATATATATCTAAGATTTTTTCGATATATTAGCAATAGTATATTAAATTAGTCTTCTACGTCAATTAATACTGTTTCAGTCTCATGACCTAAAATAGCATCAATTTCAGTAATATATTCTTCCAGATAGTCTCTAAAAGTTTCGAGTTTAGCAGCCAATTTAGCTGGGTCCAAGAATTCTGGCTTCATACCAGCAAGCATTTCTTGTTCACGTTTAATACGTTCATTAGTAGAAACTGCTACTGTAGTATTACCATATTCTCTAGCCATACGTTCATGTACTGTTGTTTGAGCTTTTTGATTGAGTTTATCTAAACGAATAGAAGATTCATTTCTAGCGTTAATTAAACTTTCAACAAAATCAAGAAGTTGCAAATAATAATTTTTACGAGAAATAGCAGATGCAAAAGAAATAAATTCTTTCTTATCTGTAGTAGAATCAAAACCATTAAATGCTGGTACTTCTAATTTATTATTTGCATTTGCTTGCATAATAGCTACATTTAGACGGTCACGATATTTTAATTTATCGTTAAAGGATTGTACACGTTCAGTGACATGTTTACTCCATTCATCTTTATGCATACCATTAATAAAGAAATCTTGTGGCGTTACGATAGCAAACACAGGTTCTCTTTCGAACGCAGCAATTTGTTTATCCAACATTTTCTTTTTGCCTAGTGCGGCACGAATTGTCATTTTCATATAATTAAATCTCCTTTAAGTAAATAATAGATTACGGTAAAATTATTATATTAAAATTATTTAGTATTGTCAACAGGCGAAGCAAACATATTATACATTTGTCTAAAATGTTTAATATCTATTCGCAAATAATATTCTTTGTCGTCTACGACAATAATAATATCTGTACCTCTTAAACTATCAAGAATATAAGTAGCATCACTAATTTCTTGCAATAATCTAAGAAATACTTGCAGATATGCACTATCATCTTGGAATGGATATACCCTTACTAGATGTTTACCAACAAAATATAATTCTTGGGCATCATCTTTTAAATAATGATTAAAATATTTTCTGATGAAACTTGCATCATACTCATTTTTTCTGTTAAAGATACCTAACGACTGAGCAATTTCTTTAGCCGTTAAATAATGAATATCAGAATGTACTTTTTTAAAAAAATCCATGATTAACCTATAAATTTAAAACATAAATAACTTAAAAATATAAAAATACAAACAATAATAGAGCCATATTCAATAACTTCTTTATCTGTAAATTTACCATATTTTTTATATTTAATATTTGCATTCATTTCTTCTTTAAAGTCTTTATCTTTTAAAAATCTAAGACTGTAAGTGTACTACAAAAAGCTAAAAAAATAAATACAAAACTTAATGTATATAATACATAATGCATATGATATTTCCTTTCTAAAATTTAATTACGATACGGTCTGTATCTGCCATATTAGAAGGACTTTCTTTTATATACTCAACATTAGATGTCTGTGTATTAACAGATTGTTTACTTTTATCGTATACTACTTTATCGCCAACAAGAATTTGGTAAATCGCATATACAATATATAATGGTCCTAAAGGAGCACGAAAATAACTTTCACGTACATCATGACCACGAACTAAAGATAATGTAAAAGCAAAACAACTCATTAAAATATAAATTACAAAATACATAGTCAATTCCTCCTCTTTTTATACTATTATCTTAATCTATATCTATATTTAAATTTAATAGGTACGCATCCATATTTCATAAATGGACGAATATGTTTTTGTAAACGTAATGCTTTTTTGCGATTACGCAAACGACCAAATTGATAATTTTCAATTTCTACATATTTATAAGCACTAAAACATGGGTCTGGCCAATCCCAGCTTTTCCATAAAAAATATTCTCGGTCATATTTATTTTTCAATGTCTTAAATACTTCTAAGAAATTATTGTAATCAACTCTATCTCTTAAAATGTCACATTGAACTGGTTCGCCATCAGGATATGTATAGGCACCATCAATATCTTCTAAACTATCAGCATTGGTTCCATATTCACTACCAGCAACAATAATATATTCATCATTCGTTTGTTTATCAATAATAATATGTTTACACAAACGTCCATCATAATTTTTAATACCAGGTGTTTCTGTTGTCATAGTAACACTAACATATTCATTTTCATAGTTAATGGTACATTCTTTTTTGCTCCAATATTTTTTCCACACAATATGCGTATCTTGATTAGTCACATATCCAAAGTAACCTGCTTTAATTACTTTGCCATCATGGTCAATCATAGTTAAAAAAGAGCAATCATTTTTTAATACAGAATATACAAAATTAGTACCAAAAACAGCTCCATGACCATCAATAAACCGCGAAAAATTATCATACTTTTGTTTGACATATCCTTTTTCTTCTAAAGAATCAAGATATTGTTTTGCTTTGTCAAATTCAGCTGTTGGCAATAATAATTCATTATTTTTCCAAACATAACAACCGTAATCAATAAAAGCCATTTTTAATACTCCTTTTTTATAATAACTATCCTCTTTTTTCTGATTCTAATATAGCTTGGTATTCAGAGTCTTGATAATCTCCAGTAGCAACACCTAACATAGTGTCTACTTTTTTTGATATATGTTTTAAGATATCCATATGTACTGGAGCGATATAATTTTGATTATGTTGTTGATAAAGGTATTCTTCTAAATTATAGCAAATCTCTTCAACAATTTTAAAACGAATATCTTCATTCATCTTTAGCATCCTCTTCTTTTTTGTCTAATTCTTCACCGAATACTTCTTTAAAAATAGCAGTTAATTCTTCTGTTGTCATTTCATTTAATTTCTTTAAAAAGTCTTCTTTATATTTTTCAATATTCATATTAATAACCACCAAACGATGGATGAATACTGTACCATAAAAAATCATCTATACTTTTATATTTAGTATGAATATAACTTTTTACAATATTATCTCGTAACACTTCAAAATCTAAATCCACTAAAGTATCTTTATTAGTCAAATGGCCTTTTACATCAATATTATATTCAGAAGCAATTAATTGTAATTCTTGTAGTTCAACATTGCCACTAACAATAATTCTACAAACAACAACATAATCTTCATCATTTACTTGTTGTAAAGATGGAAAAGCATTGTTAATTAAAAAAGATTTTTTAAAACAATTTAACTTTAAACCTGGTTCTATATTTTGAATAATATTATTTTCACTAACAAAAATAACTTTTTTATATTCTGGAATTTCACTTCCTAAACATTCTTTAAAAGATTCTTTTAAAAAATTTTTTCTTAAAAAATTAATTATATTTTTTTTCGTTCCTCTAAATTTAATATATCCTTCAAACAATAACATATATAGTCTCTCCTCGATTTATTTTATATAAAAAATAAAAATTATACTCAAAAAAATAAAAAATGCCCCCAGTTTATAATATTTATCGTCGTAAAAAGGGGGCGACAAAAACGACTACTCCATTATTTTTAACATCGGAATAGATATCGATGCTTGGCGATTTACACCCAAGTCAAGCATACCACTGCTTGTAATTCTATGCCAAAAAGGCTTTTGGTTATTGGGATATAGAATGTACCCGCTGCGATAAGTTTATAAAATTTTATATAAAATATATTTTTTATAAACTTATGTTACGACATTCCTTTCGAAATGTCTTCCCTATTCATTGCATCCAATTTCGTTATTAAATTAAATTAACTACTTTTGTTTGCCATAATGCTCCAAGGGCTTAAATTCCCCGGCAATGCGACGGGTACATATTTAGAAATTTATTTTATTTAAAATTTCTTAAATTTGATAATTTGCTAAATTAATAGCTGCATTAATATCTCTATCGATTTTCAATCCACATTCATTACATATATATGTTCTGTCTTTAAGTTTCAAATCTTTTTTATAATTTCCACAACAGCTACATGTTTTTGAACTAGGATAAAATCTATCAGCTAATATAACTTCAATACCATATAATTCAGCTTTATATAAAATTTGTCTTCTAAATTCATACCATTTTGCATCAGCAATTGATTTTGCAGTATGTTTATTTTTCATTAGACCTTTTATATTCAAATCTTCAAGTACAATTCTAGATGGTTTGGTTTTCACTATCTCAGTTGTTACTTGATGAATATAATTATTTCTAATATTAGTTAGTTTTCTATATAAAATTTGAATTGCATGTATTTGTTTTTGAATGTTTCTACAATCTTTAAGAGGTCTTATATATATTGGTATACGATTTTCATCATAACTATCTACATTATTTAAAATTTTTCTTGAAAGTTTTCGTTGAGCACGTCTTAATCGTTTTTCTAATAGCTTAACTTTATATCCTTTATTAATATTTCTATATTTTCTTGAACAAGAATTATTTTCATTAGATACAATAGCTAAATCTTTTAATCCAACATCAATACCTATTTTTTCATCTGTTAATTTAACTTGTTTTGGTTCAATTTTATATCCTATAGATAAAAACCAAAATTTGCCATCATATGTAATTCTAGGATTAACATATTTTTGCCCTTTCGGAATTTTAGGTAATGATTCTTTGGTTTTTACAATACCAAGTTTTTCACCACGAAATCCATTTGGTGTTCGTCTTAATCTGTCGTAATTAACATAAAAACTAGGTTTAGTTTTTTTTCGAGATTTATATTTTGGATAACCTGAAATTTTATTAAAAAATTGCTGTAATGCTATATTGGCATCTTTAACACCTTGTTTCATAACATTACTTCCAACATCTTTTAACCAAGTATGTGTTGTTTTTTTTAATACATTATTAATGTATTTTCTAACATCACCCTCTCTTATAATTTTTTCTCTAGTGTTGTCTTTTAGCCATTCATTATATTTTTCTTGATTATAACTCAAGAAAAAATTATAAGACCATCTTGCTATGCCAGCACTTTTCCAGAATAATTTTTCTTGTTCTGGTGTGGGTAATAATCTAATTTTTTTAGTTAGATACATTCTCTAATACCTTATTTTTTAAAAATTGGATTATTTTATTATTTTTAATAAGATTGTTTCGCATAAATTTATTCCTTTCATAATTATTATATTATAATTATAAAGAATAAATTATGATTTGTCAACTAATTTTATTAGAATGTACCCCACTTTGTTTATTCGCCTAATTCATCACGACACTCATCATAACCATCGTCGTAACCTGATTCATAACCAACTTCATAGCTATGTTGACATTTAGCTTCTACATCGCCAATAATTGCATTATATTTTTCTTCAAGCCAGTCGGCTAATTCAACTTGATTTTCATTCCGTAAATCAAAGATAACATCTTTAATTGTTGTATTTTTAGTTAATTGTCTCATTTTTATTTTCCTTTTTTGTCGTAAAATAAAAAATAATATAGCATTAACTATGTAAAATAAAAGGTATAATGTATGTAGCTTCTTAAAATTTTACAGATTATTACAATGTATTTTCTAAAAATAAAAAATAAATAGTTAACGCTATATTATTAATTAAAAATATTTTAACTGCTGTATCCTTCGCATGTTTAGGGAGTTTAGCTTTTGGGATTTCTTAGTAAAAAAATACAACAATTAAAATATAATGGTGTCCGTGGTAGGACTCGAACCTACAAGACCTAAGTCAACTGATTCTAAGTCAGCCATGTTTGCCAATTTCATCACACGGACAAGTAATGCTGGCCTTCCACCAGCTGGGCATCTAAGATATTTTGTGCTCTTCAGTTATTCGCATCCCACACTAGCATACAAATGTATGACTGGATATTATACCTATGTTCATTAAAACATCTCAAAAAGTATGAACATGTAATATCGATGCAAGGAAAAAGTAAACCTTAATATGATAGCTAACGCTCTTGTTACGACTTTAACGTAAATCTCCTTCAAAGTCGAAGGTGCTCTAATTGAACTACAAGAACAAGTATGTGAATAGATAGGAAACACAAAAATGAATAATATGAAAAACTTTTTTATTACTAGAAAAAGATTTTATGTTGTTTGTGATTGTGTTTGAATACTTTTGTTAGGTTTTGTATTTACATATGAGGTGAGAAAGTAAATACATTTTATGTTTAAAATTTATACAGGGAGTTAAAATTTTAATTTATTATTTTATTATTTCCGAACTAAGTGTGTATTTATATTTATTTATTTGAAAGGAGTTTTTACCATGCTCCTATCTATTCACAGAAAAGAAAGGCATGTCCATTATGTATACAGGGGGGAGAGAAACACACAATGGCCACACCAATATAATACAAGGTTTCTAACAGTTTTGTCAACTATTAAAAATTATGTATTAAAAAAAGACCTTTTTAACTCAAACTAGAGAAAAGGTCTTTTTTTATTACATAATTAGATATTAGAACCCCATTGAGCCGCATGCCATCTAGCAGTACCACGTAACCAATTACCACCAGAACGTGGTGTATCACCTTCATGAACAACATCGAAATCCCAACGTTCTACTGTAGAATCTGGACCGTAAGGTTCATGAGCATACCAGCCGTCTTTGTTGTCGGCTGCTTCTGCATGGGTCATCACATGCTCAATATCATCTGGTAAACCTAAATCTACACAAAGCATAGCAATTACACGAGTCACTTGCGTTAATTGTGCTTCTGTAGGAGGTTCAGGGCCTAAATTATTTTGTCCCGTTGCATTATACGCACAGCATACACCAATACCAACAGCACCTGTATTTCTATGATATGTATGATTTTTAATTTCAGTTAAATCATTCGTATCTGTATACATGGAACCATCTTTAGTGATATTAATGTGATAGTCATCGAATACTTGGTCATAATGACCAGCTGTCCAATGGATATAGATTTTATTAATCTTGCCTTGTGCATTTAACGCCATTTGTTGCAAGTCATCGTCAGAAATCTTGTACATTATTTCACGTCCTTATTAGAAATTTTAATATCTTCTTGAGTACCTTCTGTAATAGGCATTTCTTGATATGAACCCTTAGCAGTATTAAATTTACTGTTAATTAATTTATTGATTGGTTGAATAAAAGTACCACCTACTGTAGAAGTAGCAAATGTACTATACCAACCTGGGTCATATGCGAAGTAAAAATTTACAGCCATGATAATAATTGTAACAAGGATAAATGATACGAAACTAGCAAACGCTAAAAATCTTGTTAAAGAAAATTCGCCATTTTCTTTTAACATTTGAGAAAACATGAGTAGCATCTCTCCTTTTGTACAAAAAAATAACTAACTGGCTCATTTATATTTATTACCTAGTTAGTTATTTAAAAGGAGATATTTACTTTTTTTCTTTTAATTCTGCAATTAATTTTTCTATTTTATCTAAAATAGCAGTTAATGCAGCTTTTTGTTGTTCTAAAATATCAATTTTACTCTCAATAGTAGATAACCGATGCATCATATTTTCTTCGTGTACTTGATGCATGTCTACAAAAGCGTCAAATTGCTTACAATGTTTTTCTTCACAGAACATATTTTTAAGTTTATTAGTAATACACTGGAACATATAACATCCCTCTATTTATTTTATATTAAGTATTGGAGCTGGCGATAGGAATCGAACCTACAACCTGCTGATTACAAGTCAGCTACTCTGCCAATTGAGCTACGCCAGCATGTGGTTGCGGAGATAAGACTTGAACTTATGACCTTCGGGTTATGAGCCCGACGAGCTACCAACTGCTCCACTCCGCTATAAATGGTGGTAAAGGAAGGATTCGAACCTTCGAAGCTATAAGCGACAGATTTACAGTCTGCTCCCTTTGTCCAACTTGGGTACTTTACCATGGCGGAAGCTCAGAGATTCGAACTCTGGCACGGCTATTAACCGCTTTCTAGTTTTCAAGACTAGTCTCTTAAACCACTTGAGTGAGCTTCCATAGTGAGGCGAAAACCCCTTATGTAAAATATAAGGGGAAAAACATCCTCAGACCAATTCACTATATGTTTTATTAAATATGTTTAATTGTATTGCATTTTTTTTAAATGCTCATTAACCATATTACCTGAATTCGTTTTTATTTAATATTAAAAAATAAAATAAATGAATTAATTAATAATTCCAGTGTCACAATGGGAGAAGTAGAGTAAAAATTAAGATGATTTAAATTACGCTACGACGTATACTTCGCCATATTGACGACCGAATCTAACTGCTCTGTCATAATCATTCATGAAGATATCAATTACTCCATGAATACCAGGAGCCATTCGGTCAGCAACCACATAATTGTATCCATTAATATTCAATACAGTACCTAAAGCATAATCATTAGATGCTACAGCACCTTCGTAAGGCCATTCACCATTAGCCATTGGACTACCAGTATGCGTATATGCAGTTAATTCAGTAGCACCAGCTTGACCAGATACAGTAAATAAACCAAATACAAAAACAAACATTAACAAAATTTTTTTAAGATTCATATTAATCTCCTAACTTTCTGTTTCAGTCTCCTATTATTTAGATTTTATCTAAATAAATCGTTAGCCGACATGAAAATTAGCGAACTTAAATTTATCTCCAAAAATTAAAGAACACTAATCGAAAAATAAAATATAACAATCGAGTTTCATCGATACATCTTATTAAACTTATTTTTACTTTCCTTTTATATAGGCCAATTATTATTTTTAAACAAAAAATATAATTGATACTACAAAATATATTGCTATATTTTCATTGTGTATTAATTCTTATTATTTTATTTTAACACTGGCATTTTTATATATTACCTGATATTTTCTAAAAATTCTTGTTCTGGTAAAGCAAAGAATAATCCACGGCCATCTTTTACAATATAATCCGTAATATCTACCTCATATTGAAAACTTTCACCAGCTACAAATAATCTACCATCATCATCAAAAATATAAGCAATTTCAGGCAACCATTCCTCAGAAATAGGTTGCCCGATGTATTGAACTGCCTCAACAATTTTACCATCTTTATGGGTATATGTTTGAATATCAGTAGGTTTCATTATTTTTCTACCAATTCGAAATCATAATATATTTCTGTATCTTCATTGGGAGCTGTTACGGAAGTTGTGCCAAACGGATATACTTCAATACCGTGTACATTATCAATTTTTCGGCAGAAATAACGGAAATGTTGTACGCCGTTAGCAGACCGAACTTTAACGAGTGTATCTTTTTTAACTTTAGACCAATCAATAATGCCTAGAATATTTTCAATAGAAAGAATTTCTTCTACTTTAGCAAATTTAAATTCGCCAAAATCAGAAACAACTTCTACTTTTTCAATAATATTTTCTAAGCTATCTATAATATCTTGTAATTCAACTAAATTCTTTTGTGCAGGATTTTGTTGCAAAAACATAATATCTTTTCCATTGGCACGTACTAAAAAACGCAATCCATTTTTATGTGCTTTTTCTAATACAGCTTTTTCGAAATTTGTTAAATTCATTTTGTCTACCTCTTCTATTTATTTAATAAGTTCTTAACTTTAATTTGGTTTAACAAATCAAATGTATGGAACACAACAAAAATAATATATATATTTTCAAACATTGCAATATTTAAAAAATACAAAATAGTATCAATAAAAATACCACCCAATACAATGAAAGAAAATACTAAATGGCTAAATAAGAAAGCTTTAATTTCTGCTGGCTCAATATTGTGTAAAGAAAACTTCCAAATATTTTTGTCTAAATTATTTAATATTTCAGTTTTTGTTGTAAATAACATGTAAATAATAAATAATTCATATACAAAAGCTAATCCAAGTAAATATAATGCATATTCTGTGCCTGCAATTTTTAAATAATTAAAAATCGTTCCTAGAGCTATAGCAACAAAAATACAAAGTATATTTATTTTAGAAAAAAATTTTCTATCTAAAGTATTTTTAATTTCCATATGCTATTATCTTTCTAATTAAAATGGAATTTGCCCAGATTGTTGAAAATCTTTATACATTTGGTCGATATAGTATTCATATAACCTGACATCCTCTCACGACTAAAGTCGCGAGGTTCCTACCCAAGAAAACATGCCTAAAGATTATTTAAATCTAAAGGTAG